GCTCCACGACCGCCCTGGCAGACAAGTTCATCGACATTGTCCGCGGCTACAACGATGTGGTGCTGGACATGGGCAGCATCGCGCTGGAAAAGGGCGTCGAATACCAGCTCCATTTCGCCGCCTCCAACAACTTCTACCCGCCCTCTGTCGAACCCTCATGGGTCGTCGCAAACGACTACGTCAACATTACAAATGGAAGCGCTTATTACGGCGACGACAGCAAGCTTATTTTTTCAGGAACAATCGGTTTAACCGTGCCTGTGGAAGCTGGTTGGACAATCAATGATTATCTGACCATTGCGGATGCCACTCGGTGGATTGATAACGTGAAAGCCATTCGTTCCAAATGCAGCGGCAAAAGTTCTACCCCGGGAGTTCCCGAGGCGCTGAGTTATCATTTTGCGGTTATCAATCAAGTAGAAAAAGTTTTGTCTGACATTGAAGCGATGGCAAAGGACCATTTACTTTATTGTTCAGATACAATATGCGGAGGTGAACCCTATTATGCATTTTGTTGACCGAAAAGCAAAATATCCCGGGCGTTGGACTATGATGAAATCTGATGGCACATCAGAAATCATCACTTTGATTCGTAATGATGAACCTGTTGTCGAGGGTACTCCAATGAACGCCGACACCCTCAACACTCTGAGTGATGTTGCAGGGGCTGACATTGCAAAGGAAAAGGCAGAAGCCGCCGCAACCGTTGCGTCAACCGCAAAAGGCGCTGCTGAATTAGCCGCAAACTCTGCAACCGCAAGCAGAGACGCTGCGGCCTCATCCGCAGAAGAAGCGAAAAAAAGCGCCGACAAGGCGGGGATCGAGGACGCCATGTGTGAGCAGGATGCGGAATCACAGGAGCGGCTGGCGACTATCGAGGACTCGCTGTGCGAGCTGGATGTCGCTATCAACAACAAGTAAGGAGGTAGCATATGGATAAAATCTGGGCAAACAGATTGATCGCCGGCACCAAGGAATGGGCAGAGATGCCCGCAAGCCGCCGCGCCGGAGTCAAGCGGGAACTTGGCAAGAGGGTTTCCGAGGGCGAAATCGCCCCTGAGCAATACAAGGAGATCACGGGGGAGGACTACTACAATGGATAAACTGCTGGAGCTGCTGGAAAAGCTGGTACGGGCCATCTTTGGCCCGGGGGACAAGCAGGACACCGGCGAGGCAACACCCGCACCCGCAGTCCCCAAGGCAGAGGCTGTCGCCGGCTGGGAGGGCGGCCCGCCCTACCGGTACATCGACGTGAGCCGGTATCAGGGCCTTATCGACTGGGCGCAGGTGGCAGCGGCGGGCTACAAGGGGGCAATGCTCAAGACGGTATCCACCAACCGCAAGCTCTCCAAGCGGGCAGATGGCCTGTACATCGACCCCACCTTTGAGACCAACTACCGCAACGCCCGGGCCGCCGGGCTGGACGTGGGCGTCTACTACTACACCTACGCCACCAGCGAGGCGATGGCCGATGCAGAGCTTGCCATGCTGCGGCAGGCAGTCTACGGCAAGGAGTTTTCTCTCCCCATCTGCGTGGACGTGGAGGAAAACAAGCTCAAGCCCATGAGCACCCTCGACCTCACCAACCTCACCGCCTACGCGCTGGAAAAGGTGGAGAAAATGGGCTTTTACGCCCAGCTCTACACCTACACAAGCTACGCCAACACCCATCTGGATATGGCAAGACTTGCCGGGCGGTGGGACATCTGGCTGGCCGACTACACCGGCAAGATGCCCAACGTGACGTTTAACTACAACGCCCACCAACACACCAGCAAGGGCAGCGTGCCGGGCATCTCCGGCAACGTAGACCTCAACGTCACTACCCTCAACTATCCGAAAATCATCCGCAAGAAGGGCCTGACCCGTCTCCGGGAGGGCGCATGACCGAAAAAGAAGCTTTGCTGTGGGTGCTGGGCATCCTGGGCAGCCTGTGTGCTGCAGCCATCACCATCGATAAGGTGCTGGAAATCATCCACAAGTACATCAAAAAGGCACAGGAGCCGGACAACGCGCAGAACAAGCGTCTGGATGAGCTGGACAAGCGCATCGGCGCCTTGGAGCAGGGCCAGTTCCAACACACACAAGCCCTTGCCCGCGATCTGCGCCGCTTCGACGAAATCGACGAGGTGAGCCGTCTGACCCTCGACGGGGTGCGCAATCTGCTGGACGCCCAGCTCTCCGGCAACAACCGCGAGGGGATGCAGAAGAGCCGCACCGACATTGACAACTATCTGTTAAAAGGAGTGACCAATCATGGAAGCACTGGCAACTAAGCTTTTTGACCTTATCCCTGCCCCGGTGGGGGCAGTGCTGATGCTGGGCGGCTTTATCTTCTACGCCCTCGGCTGCATCCGGCTGGGCTATGGTGCCGCCGTGAAGCCTCTGGTGCTGGACCTCATCGAGCGGGCAGAGCAGGAGATCCAAGGCACAAAGAGGGGCGCAGAGCGCAAGGCGTGGGTCGTCAAGATGCTCCGGGCCGCTCTGAGCGCCAGCAAATACGGCAGGCTCGTCAGCTGGGCCATCACCGATGAGACCATCGGCGCCGTGATCCAGTTTTTCTTTGACCGGGCAAAGGCGGCGCTGAGTAAGGGGGTGGACTATGATTAAACAGGGCGTATCTCTCGCATCCAATGGCGTCGTCAAAGTGCCGGGCTATGAGCAGCTGGTGCGCTTTGGCTACACCAAGAACCGGGGTGTGTACCGCCTTGCCGTCAGTGCCACTGGCGAGTGGGAAGGGCTGACCATCCGTTGCTTCTGGCACGTCCCGAACGGCAAAGACCCGGCATCCTCGCTTGTGATGGACGGCTCTGTGGACGTACCCGCCAGCGTGACCGCACAGCCCGGAAGCGGGTGCGTCACCTTTGAGGGCAGTGATGGTACCAAGACCGTGACCAGCGCTGACCTGCGGTATCGTGTCAGCGCCAACAGCGGCACGGATGACGGCAGCATGCCGGAGCCGGGCACCCCTGCATGGCAGCAGCTTGTGGATGCCGTGCACACCGATGCCACCGCCGCAGAGCAGGGGAAGGTCGATGCACAGACTGCTGCCAGTGAAGCGGCCACCAGTGCGGGCAATGCGAATCAGAGCGCTCAGGAAGCCGCTGACAGCTTGCAGGCGCTCAAGGACGGCATTGCCGCTGGTGACTTCAAAGGCGAGAAAGGTGACACTGGCCCCATCGGCCCGGTCGGCCCGCAGGGCGAGAAGGGCGAGACCGGTGAGGTGGGCCCTGCTGGCGCACCTGGCAAGGACGCCACCGTGGACACCACCCTGAGCCAGAGCGGCAAGGCAGCAGACGCTAAAGTGACCGGTGACGCACTGGCAAGAAAAGCCGTCATAGATGACACCGCAGTCGGCACCGATGCATGGAGCAGCAAGCACCTTGTGGATGTGCTCTGCCCGCCGCTGGACGAGACCAGGAACCCGGTGCAGTGCTACCCTGTGGCGGGTTATCCGCTGGGCTGCAAGGTGAGTTGGGATCCGACGCAGGAGGGGAATGGTGACCCAAGCCCAGACAACATCCGACCTATTTCCGGGCGGGACAGCGTGACGGTCGAGCGGTGCGGGGAGAATCTAATTAAGTACCCCGCGGTAGGCAAAACAAACGGAATTGAGATTACTGTGGATGGCAGTAAACTAACTGTAAAGGGGACGTGCCCATCTGGTACAAATATCAAATCCGATGCCGTATATTGTCCAGATGGCAAATACACGCTATCATCCGATAGGTTTATCCCTGCTGGTGCGTATATATCTGCATTCATCAAAAACGAGGTGCTGCTACTGAACAAGAACCGTAGGAATGCGACTGGGAAGCTATCCGGCAATGTGAAAATGCTGCTGTACCTTGAAGCAGGTACATACGATTTTGAGGTGCAAGTATCATTAGTCCCCGGCACCACCGCCCCCAACACCTACACCCCTTACACCGGCCAAACTGCCCCCCTCACTCTGCCCCGCACCATCTACGGCGGCACGGTGGATGCTGTGACGGGAGAGGGGCAGGAGACGTGGAAGCTGATTGACAGCTATGCCGGGGAAGACTTACCCGGCAAGTGGATAAGTGACCGGGATGTATATGCCAGTGGCACAGCTCCGACAACAGGCGCACAGGTGGCCTATAAATTGGCTGAACCCATCTCTTTCACTGCAACCGGCGCACAGCCCATCCCCGCTCTGAGCGGCGTGAACACAGTCTTGACCGATGCAGATAACGTGACTGTGACCGGCAGAGCTGACCCCATCAAGCGCATCACTGACCTTGAGGACGCAGTAGCGTCCATGACAACAACCTAAAGGAGGACTGACTATGGCTATCAAATCCAAAGCCCGCCATGACCTGACCCTGCGCTCCATCAAACGGGAGATTGCCGCAGGGCGTGATGTGGCATACTGGCTGGACAAGACGTACACCCATCTGGACAGCGGTCTGCTGACAGAGGACGACATCGCAGAGGTGGAGCAGCTGGCGCAGGCGTACTACGATGCACTGGACGCAGAAGACAAGGCGGACGCCGAGGAAATCACACAGTAAGGAGGATATCATGGCAAGCACTACATACGAGCATTTTGTTGACGCCAACAAAATGTACGCCGCACAAGAGCAATTTCGTGACATCACGAAAATGGTCTGCGCACGTCTTCGCGGCCTCACGAAAACATACCATTTTGCCGTCATTGGCAATATGGTGCGCAACGCCGGACAGCTACCGCAGCCTTTCTGGCTCGGTGCTGCCTGTGGCGGCGGCTCGTGTAGTGCTGCCCGCTGCGCTGCAAGGACTTGACCGACAGCAGATGACCGCCGCCATCAAAAACGCACCGCTTGGGAGGGTAGACCGTAAGATAGCCTTACTGCGGTACGTTGAGCGGCTTCCGCTGCCGGACATTGCAGCGCAGACACATTACAGCCGGACGGCAATAGGATACCGGCTGAAAGTTATTGATGAAAAGCTAGACGAAAGGAGCTCACCGTGAACCTCGAAAATGTTCCGACCGCAAATCTTGTTACAGAGCTTCGCAAACGCGAGGGCGTGGAAACGACCATTGTCGAGCCATATCAGGACGCAGAGGTCAGCGTCAACGGCCCTGCGCTGGTTCTTGTCGTGACGGATTGATTGTGGTATAATAACATCAACAAATCCGCCCGGCCTCTCGAAGAAGCGCATTAGGGCGGATATTTGTACAACTGACCAGTCTCCCGCGCGCCTACTTATAGTGCGTACCATGCGGGAAACGCAAATAATCCCCTGCTTTGCCGAAGCCCTGCGTGCCACGCGGGGTACTTTGTAGGCAAAGTGGGGGATTTTTGTTTTGTTCACACTAGTTTTGTCGAAAACATTGCCATATATTGGATGATGTGATATCTTAGCATTGCACTCCAATGTGTGCATCCTTACAGTTAAGCGCTCATGCGGATTTTTCCGTGTGGGCGCTTTTCTTTTTTGTCCTTCGTTGTACCTTCGTTGCCCTTCACTTTTTGCCGATGCGGTACACTGAGAGCACAAGGAGGGATGTATTATGAGCTATTATCCAACACCTGGAACGCCCTACGTTCCGCAGCAGCCTGTCAATCCTTACGGCGGCATGGGCACAGTTGGCCTTTCCACTCCCCTGCCCAACACGCAGATGCAACAGGCACAACCGCAGCGTCCGCAGCCGATGAATGGGCAACAGCCTGTTCAGCAGTCGGCACAAGATGGCGGTTGGCTGCTTGGCAGACCCGTTTCCAGCAGGGAAGAGTTTTTGGCGATACCGTCTGACCTATACGGAAGATGGACGTATTGCCCGGATTTGCGTAGTGGGGTCATCTACTGCAAACGTCTGAATCCAAACACTTGTGAATCTGACGTGTTAGAGTTTTACAGCCCGGAAGCATGGCGGCAAATGCAAGCACAACAGGCACAGCAGACCGCTGCACCGACACAGCAGTATGTACCTATTGAGCAGTACAACGCCCTCGTGCACCGGCTGGATGAACTGGAAAAGTGGCAGAAGAGTTTTTCTAAGCCCTCTGTCGCAGCGAAGAAAGGAGAATAAGCGATGCCCTCTCCGTTTGATATGATTACTCACAGCCCCATCATGCAGCTTGCAAATTTGGCTCGTGCTGGGCAAAACCCGATGGGGCTTATCCAGCAGTTGGGTGGGCAGAGCGCACCCATCATGCAGGGGCTGAACCTGATTCAGGGCAAAAACGAAGCACAACTCCGAACAATGGCGCAAAACTTAGCCAAAGAGCGTGGCATCGACCTGAACCAGCTGGCAAGCGTCCTGAATCTGACGCTGCCCCGATAACGCATCCCTCTAAGCGAAACGCTTCTCAGTTTTGCGGACTTGACAAAAACCGCACTTGTTTGGCTTCGCTCATCGCATACGGCGGTGGGATGGCATAACGCAAAACTGAAAGGAGTTTTGTTATGGACGATTTTGCAACTGGCTATCTGGCTGGGCAGGATGGCGGCAATAACAACGGCGGATTCTTCGGCAACGAAGGTCTGTGGGCGGTTATTATCCTTGCCATCATTTTCGGCTGGGGTACGAACGGCAATGGTCGGAACAGCGGGGACAACGGTATGAACAGCTACATCCCCTATCTGGTCGGCACTGGCGCAACTGGTCAGGGCGGTGCAGACACCCGCGCGGCTCTGTCTGAGGGCTTCTACCAGCAGGATACCTCCCGTTCTCTGGCTGGCATCCAGAGCGGTATCTGCTCTCTGGGCTATGACCAGCTGGCACAGATCAATGGCATCAACGCCAACATTGCGAACGGCTTTGCAGGCGTGAACAGTGCCATCTGTCAGCTTGGCTACCAGAACGCACAGCTCGTGAACGGCCTGGAACGCAGCGTGTCCAACGGCGACAACGCCATCAGCCTTGCCATCATGCAGGAGGGCAACGCACGGCAGGCGGGTCAGACCGCTCTTGCCACGCAGCTTGCATCTTGCTGCTGTGAGAACAAGCAGCTCATCGGCGACCTGAAGTACACCATCGCAACGGAAGACTGTGCTACCCGTCAGGCTATCGCAGACAACGCCCGTGCGGTTATCGACAACTGCAACGCCAACTTCCGCAGCATGATGGACTACTTCACGCAGGATAAGATTGCTACTCTGACCGCTGAGAACCAGAGCCTGAAGTTTGCGGCTTCTCAGGATCGGCAGAATGCGCTTCTGACTACTGCGATGAACGCCCAGACCGACACCATCCTGAACCGGGTCAATCCTCGTCCGATTCCCGCTTATCAGGTGGCAAATCCCAACTTGGGCGTGAACTGCTGCGGCTGCTGCTAACCTACGCACTCCCCGATAATACCGGGTGAACCATCGGGGCAGGGGTAAGACACCTCTGCCCCTGATTTTTTAGGAGGAAAAAATTATGGCTTGCAAAACAAGCTGCAAACTCTGCCCCCATCTGGTATTAAGCCAGTCGGTGACATTCGCTAATGATACGCTCACCATCAACATCCCTGCTGGCGCATACCAGAACGGAGAGAAGTATTGCATCGTGGTTGCCCAGAGCATCCCGGATACAACCACCATCAACGCCCCCGTGGTCATTACCATTGGCGCAGGCACGACCGCATACCCTCTGACCGACTGCAACTGCGCTCAGGCAACCGCCGAGAGCATCCACACCCGCACCCGCTACGCCACCCGCGTGGCAACGTCTGCCACAGGCACCGGCACGTTCAAGTATCTTGGCTGCTTCTGCCGTTCCCACGCTGGTGCGCCCGCGTCCATTTCTTGAGGAGGTATAGATTATGGGCAAGACTAATTTTCGCCGCATGATGATGCTCCGCGACCACGACAAAGACCGTGAGCCAGAGCGTGACCGCCTTGAGGAAGAGCGTGACCGCAGGGAGCGTGAGATGGAACGCCGTCTGCGTAAGCTGGAAGATGGCAACGACCGCTACTTCTACTATTCGCAGAAGGAGAATCGTTACATCGACCCCTACCCTATTCCCCGCTACCCTGACGTAGAGAATGGGCGAAGAATGCCGCAAATCGGCTTCTCGCAAAACGGAGACTGGGATAAACGGTCTGGGCAGTACGAACGTGGCGGTGCGGACAGCCGCTCCATCAAGATGCCGCGTCAGCACCTCACCCACGATGAAGCGGAGGAATGGTGCGACAGCATGGTGAATGCTGATGGCACGAAGGGCTGTCACTGGACGCTGGAACAGACGCAGGACGTTGCCAAGCAGCGGAACATCACCTGCGACCCGAACGACTTCTGGGCAGTCATGAACATGATGTACTCGGATTATTGTCAGGTCGCAAAGCGTCAGTCCGTTGATACTCCGGGCTTCTACGCCGACATGGCAAAGGCGTTCCTTGAGGACGCGGACGCAGTAGACGGCAAGGCATATCTCTACTGGGATTGCATTGCTGATAAGTAAAACAGAACCCTTGTGTAGTTTTTAACGGCTACACAGGGGTTTATTGTTATCTCCAAATCATAAAACACTTATTGTCTACGCAATCTTGAAGAATTTCTTTGAAGTCTTTGAACTTTGTGGGATTTTCTCTACCTGCATATCCGTAAATAATGCTATCGTCATAATCACCTATAACTTTTAAGATTTCCTTGCAGGCACCGTATCGGATTTTTCCGTCACAGTCAGATTGATAAAGGAAATCCGCAATTTTAATCGGAAGCATTTTGCTTTCAATCAATCGTTCCGTTTTGTCATTGTACGATTTAAGAGCACGTTCTTTTTCGGGAGAAGGTATGTTGAGAATATCATCAAGCTTTTTATAGTGTTCTCCGACTTCCGAACCAACAAGTTCTGCAATTTTCACTCTCAACTTGAAAAAACCGAAATAGCCCACATCCATTTCACTCCCAGTCTTTTTGCATTTGATAGTTACACCCATTCGTCAATCCTCCAACGAACTTGTGTAGTACAATTCCATATCTGCCTTGTACATATCAAGTTGTCTTTTGCTATCCACAAGCGTGTTAAAGCTAAATCCCGCTGCAAAAGATACGGCGATGGACAAAATCAAGTGCGCTGCAACCCATTTACCAGCAAAGATAAAAGGGATCTGAACCGCTACGGCAAAAGCATCGAACAAAAGAACGTAAACTCCGTGTTTAACCATTTTCTGTAAACAGATAATACTTCCTTCGTAAAATTCCTTTAACCTCATCATACGTCAATCCTCCAACTCAGTTCTTGTTATCCAATACGAACTTTACAAGTTCTTCAATTTCTTCCAAATTTACCATTATTTCATACCATCCTGCTGAATGCCCTTTATCGTAAGCGTACTCCCAAATTTTTGCCGCTTTCTTTTCTGAAATCCCAAAACCGACTTCTTTTTGAATTGCCTTATAAATCTCTGCGTAGATTTCATCTTTACGCTTTATTTTCTCTTGATTCAGCCGCTTAACTTCATTGTCGTAATCATCGTTGTTCTTTTGCGCTTGCTCTTTGTTCCACTTTACCGACTTATCTTCGTCAAACACAAAATTTGATGGAACTCGCTTGAAGCCATAAGGATTTCGTCCCATATTTTCCATTGCTTCATATTTCTGCCAAATGTCAGCCCATACGTTATGCATCTAAGAAATCCTCCAATTCAATCTTCCCCTCTGCTGCTGCAACTGCCAGAGCGTACACGAACTGTCCAATCGTCATTCCGTGCCGTCTGGCTTCACGGTTGATGTACTTGCGTTCTTCCTCGCTCATAAGGATGGTAATGCGCTTGGAACGTTTGCCATCGCCACTTGCAACGCCCTGATGCGATTCTGGCATCGGGATTTTTTTCTTTGTCAAACCAGCTTCGGCAAGTGCACCGGGCACATCGCCTTGTTCGATAAGACGTTGAACTTCCTTCGCCTGTTTCAGCTTCTTTGGCTTACTTTCGCTTACTACGGCATTGTTTGGCTGTGTTTCGCTGTCTTTGGCTTGCTTCGGCTTAATACTGCTTAATTGTGCTTCATTAGGCTGTGCATGGCTGTCTGTGGCATCACTGGGCTTAATCTGTACTTGTTCGGCTTCGTTCGGCTTTGCTTGGCTTACTTCTTCTTCCTTTGGCTTACTTCGGCTTAATGTTTGTTCCGAAAAAACAGGCTGGAAGTCAAACCCGCCCAACAAGCCGGATGTTTTTTTGCTGGACTTTTTCATTTTTTATCCTCCTTTGGCGGCTTAGGCTGTTCCATCCAATGCGTGAGTTCGGCATTCATACTGTTTGAATAGTATCCATTTATGTCAGCATGAAAAACCGTTTTTCGGCTATCACAAAGAACCCATTCATCGTAGGCATCATCATATTTTGCAATAGCATTCTCGGCGACAGTTCCAAACATATTTGAAAGGCTCACGATATAAGTTCCTTTGTGTTGAGGTCGATTTTCTGGGTCATTGGCATCAATCCACCGTGCCACAGGCCGCAACGTTTCCGGGTCGATGATAGGCGCATTTATAATTTTTTCTTTTACAAGAGCAATTCCATCTCTCCAAGCGCCAGCTTCTTCCTTACTGTAATTCTTGAGTGTATAAAAGTTTTGCTCCAGTACTTTGTCTGCGTCAATCAATCTCATTTTTCTTCCCCCTCCACAATCATCTGCGCCAACGCCTTGAAATCTTCTGCGCTGGTGCTCTTTGCCGTGTCACCGCTAAACAGGCTGTGTCGCTCTGCCTGTGCCTTACGGACACCCATAGACGGTCTAATCTTCACATCTAACAGGGTTGTCCCCATGCTCTGTGCAATCACAGGAAGCTGCTCCACAACCTCTTTGGACAGGTTCTCGCGGCTCTTGTACTGGTTCAGAAGCAATCCTTCAATCTTCAAAGTCGGGTTGAAATATCTGCGAACGTCACCAATGGTCTGCGAAAGCTGGCTCAAACCAGCCAGTGCATATCGGTCTGCTGTAATGGGAACAATAATGCTGTTGGCGGCGATCAGAGCGTTCACAAGCGCAAGACCAAGCTGCGGGGGAGTGTCCAGCACAATGTAATCATACTGCCCAGATACGCTTTCGAAGGCTTCACGCAGCCGGAAGTTCTTGCCAATGTCCCGGACAAGCTGCTCGTCAATGTCCTTCATTGCATTGTCAGACGGCAGAATGTCGCCAGTTTCACAGTACTGGATTCCTTCTTCGACCGTACCTTGCCGGGTCATCACATCAAACAGGGTGCATACATCCTCTGTCTGCGCGCCGTAGGTGTCCGTTGCGTTGCACTGGGCATCGCAGTCCACCAGCAAGACCTTCTTGCCGAGCAACTGCAACGCACCAGCCAGACAGGTGCTTGTAGTGGTCTTTCCTGTGCCGCCCTTCTGGTTGGCGACAGCTATGATTTTTGCCATTTTATCACTCTTTCTTTATTTTTCTGGTTCTTCAGGAAGCGGCATCCAATGGGTTACATCTCTTAGAACTTCATTGTCCTTCCATACATCAACGGAATCTCTTTCCCACCACAACGAGCCATATCTTCCTCTTGCCAAATGCCCAACGTCAATATGCTTTTCCGTGAAAACAATTACATTCTCCCTGTAATTTGGCAACTCATCTTTTACACTAATCCATCCCATTCTTTCTCCTTTCTGCATCATCTGCTCATTCTGCTCAATGTGCTACATCTGACTACTTTTGCAATGCTTCAATGGAATAGAACGCTGGCATATACTTGTCCACAACGCCAGCCTTATCCACGCTTCTAATTAGATAACCAACAGGTCGGTCAGGGAACGGCGTTCTGTTCAAAGATAGGATGTCCTTATACGCAGCCTTCACCGTATCGTAAACCGCTTCTTTTCGTCTCGGCAGCTTGATTTCTGGATGCTCTTTCTTCATCCACTTCTCAACCACTTTTGCCACGTCAATGCAGTCCTGTTTTTCAAGCTCGTCACACACAGACCAGTCAAAGTCCTCGTATCCGCTTCTGCGGGGCTTTCTGGCGGCTTTTTGAGCTTCGCTTGCCTGAACTTCAATCAGCGTCTCAGACGCTTTAATTTTGGGCTTGAACTTGACCGCCACAGCCTTTCGTGCCACAAGAACCGGTTCATAAGTCACCACGATGTCAGACACGGCATTGATTTCATCTACTGCAACATCAAGCGCTCGTTTGCGAAGGTTCTTGTAAACATCGTAGCTCGCTTCCATCGCACCGAGCTGTTCTCTCAGCTTTTTCAGACTGATTTCATGCGGCTTACTGTCCATGTTCAACCAGTCCCGAAGAATCGAATAAAGCAGAATGCTGTACTGAGACTTCATTCGTGACGTGTAACGCAGCCGATACCGAACGTATCCGCTTTCGGCAATATCAAAAAAGATAGGGCGAAGGTCAGGGTTACAGGTGATTGCCACGACATAAGACCTTGTTTCTGGCACATAGTCCAGTTTCGCCCTTGTGAATAGGACAAAGCTTTCAAACGTGCCCTTCTCTTTGTCAATCGGAATCGACACTGTATTGCCAAGAAAGTGCTTTATTTGCGGCTCAATCCTTCGTGCATCAAGGCTTTTCAGCCCAAGAAGCTCCCTATATTCTGCAAGAGTGAACTCCACACGGCTGCTATTTGGGTCTCTCGGATTTATTCTTGATAAATAAACCTCTAGCAATCGAAGTTCCCCTGCCGTGTAATCCCTGAATTTAGCCCACACAAGGGATTTGCTCTTTTCCACAAGGTTATTGTCGGATATTTTTGGCATCTGCTCACTTCCTTTAATGGTCTGAAAACAGTATATCACAAGTAGGGGGACGTGTCAATGATTTTTGTCCCCCATGGCTTGTCTTTTTGTCCCCCATGTCCTCGTCTTTTTGTCCCCCATGACTTGTCAAAACGTCCCCCATGCTTTGTCATTTTGTCCCCCATGACTTGTCAAAACGTCCCCCATGCTTTGTCATTTTGTCCCCCATCTACATATTATATATTAAACAAGAAATAAACAAGAGGTTAAATATCATCGTTAAATAGTCGATGACGATAATTTTCAACAATTTCTTTATTTTTCCATTCCGGTTTGTTGATAACTGAACTCTACATTTGCTAAATAAGACTGTAGCCGGAAAAAAGCTGTGCATCGTTAGTCACACTAAACGCGGATAGATTGTGGATAGGTGTACAAAAAGTGGATTGAAAGGTATACCAAATCTGCACAATGGGGGACAGATTGACGAACTATTCAAGCACAAACAGCAGATTAACGATAACTCGTTATTTATTCCGCGCGAATATTGTCGATTTACAGCCTATGGGGGACGGATTGACAAAGTAAAGGTATACCTAATCTGCATGAAGCGTGTACAAAAAGTGGGTGAACGTGTACAAAATGTTCTTCAAAAACTGCGATAATTTGACAATCAGCCAGTTATATTATTTTGATTCACGGTATAAGAATCGTTGGACTTCATGGCTGCTTCTATTCCAGCGTCCTGTGCCTGATAAAGAATTTCCATCTTTGGAGCGGTACCGTTCGGGTCCGGGTCTGTTCCGGTGGCTTGTGCTATTTCATAGTTGCCAGACACCATCCGGCAGACAGTGACTCTGTCCTTCAGCGGCGTGTGGAGGTTTGCCAAAATCTCCGTTAACACACCGATGTGGTCTGAGCCGTGATCTCCGTACCAGATGTACAGCAAAGCATCTATCTCGTAGGAAGAACACTCCATCATGGCATCTATGAGAATCTGGCGCTTCTTCATGTCGGAAAGGCCGTCCTCTAAGTGTTCCAACAATCCTGGATGAGTGCAAGCGTCCATGTATCGAGCCGCTGATACGCCGCAGCAGGTGAACCAGCGCATAGCCATTGGCAGGGAGATAGCTGCAAGACCCTGCTCCCAGTTGGCGATGGTACCACGATTTACGCCCATCCGCGCTGCCAGCTTTTGCTGGCTCAGGCCGGAGCGCATCCGTGCCGTCTCTAACGCTTTGGCCGTTCTTGCTAAATTTTCATCCATAAATTCTCTCCCTTTCAACAAAATACGGCAAAACTGCCGGATTCGACAAGCCAAAAAATGGAAAAAGCTGCTATGGAGAATCAACAGCAGCCTGTGTTATAACTGTATTGTCAAAAAATTCCAAAGAAGAAGGGAACCAAAATGATAGAAACTGTAATCTGGGACCATGAACATATGCCAATCATCGACGGAATGCCTGCCAGCGTTCCCGATGGACAACCACACACGCCTGAACCGTGGGAGGAAAGCCAATGAACCGAACTGTAGATGCTTTGATTATTCCATACGCTCGCAGACGGACGCTGGAGCTTGTCCTGAGCCTTTCTGGGTACGAAGCTGATAAAGATGCTTACCTCGAAGCAAAAGGCATCCTAGAACGCGCCATAGCCGCCTTAGACGATGGGCGCGACCCGGCAGATAATATCGAACGCATTGACGGACAGCTCGTAGAGCTGTGATTGGAGGAAAGATGGATAGACACTGTCCCTTTTGACTTGAACACTCGTGGCTTCCCCGATGTGAAGTAATGGATGTGAAGAAAACGATTGATTTTTACGAAGTTGTTAAAAACACATTGACTTTACAACTAGAAGATGTATAATCGTATCAAATGAACGTCCGTACTTGCCAATCGGGAGGATATGTCGCAATGAGTGAACAAGAAAGAACCAAGATTGACCGCTTTATTGCATGGTTGCTGGAACATCCTGAAAAGATTCCGGCAGCGGAGCAAGTCCTAGACCTGGAATAATAGAAAACCCCTTGCGCAGAGCTACACCAGCCCGGTACAAGGGATTCTTTTATTTTACCGGGCATGAACGTCACATCTTCTCAATCAGGTTCATCAGAGCTTCACGCTGTTCCTTCGGCATAGATTCAAGTTTTTTTCTAATCCGCTCCACTGCTGCATCGACTTCACTTTGCGGCTGTTGGGGCGGGTTTTCTTTTTGGTTGCCAGTAAGAAGGTAGTCAACCGTAACATTGAAATACTGTGCCAGCTTAACGGCATTTTGGTTGGTCGGCTTTGCGTCGTTCCCTGCACCTGCTTCGGTTCTCCAATAGCTATAAGCAGATTTCGGAACGCCAGCTTCAGTCAAAGCACGAGACGGCTTTACTCCCTTTTGCTCACATAGCCTTACGAAATTGTCAAAAAACACAAAACATACCTCCAGCGTTTGTACAAGATGACAAAGTTCTACCACTTGAACAAAAACACTTGAAAAGTTCTACTACTTGTGCTTTAATAAGGCTACCGGGTTCAATCGGTAGAACAAATTAAAGGCCTTGAACAAATAGAAGAACGTTCGATAATGTTTTTGCTTGACACCATAATATTATCATATTCTTTCAAAAAGTTCAAGTACTAGAACAAGAAAGGAGAAAAAATTTGCTTCCTAAGTGGACAGGCGATGTTGTGGGAACGCTTCATGTTCACAATATCGAAATCAGAGAGCTTGCTGCAAAAATGGGATGCGCACCGGAATACTTGGGAAAAATCCTGAACGGTAAGCGTGAGCCTAAAAATGCGGAAGCTAAGGTGAAAGAAGCTCTGGAAGAGCTGTTGAATGAAAGAAGGGGGGAATAAGTGGTATGGAACAGATTATCGCCTTAAAGGTAGATCTTGAATACCCGGAAGAAGCCAAGTTTGCCATTGACGCTGCGGCCAAGACCTACTCGGATTTCAAGCGTGAGCAGGCGACAAGGCGCTTTGTAGAAAATGGTTGTACGCCGGAAGATGCAGAGAAAATCGCAAAGTTCATCCAGTTTCTTGACCAGTGTTTTTCTGAACACAATGAAAGAGCCTTAAGAAAGGCAAGTGAAGTGGATGGAGATTAAATACTGTGAACGGTGCGGCTGTCTTCTTGGCAAAGTTCTCAAAACCAGACGGTATTGCAAAGAATGTGCAATGTTGGTTAAAAAGGAAAACCAGGCAGCGAGACGCGCTCCATATGGTGTCGTTCCGTGCGAATGGTGCAAAAGGCCGATGCGTAAAGTATACGAACATCAAAAGTACCATCAGAAATGCGCGAACGCTGTAAGGCGAAAACGGGTAGCAGACTGGTGGAAAGAGCACCCGGATTACATCAAAACATCTTCTCGTAAAGCCAGGCCGGAAGGAAACCGTATGGAAGAAAAGCCTAAGCCGAAGTACACCATCAAACAGATGAACGATAAAGCAAAAGAGCTTGGAATAAGCTACGGCCATTACAGCACTTTGTTTGCGCAAGGAAAGGTAGATCCTCCTGATGAACGGTAAATACTACGGCCAGCGTGAAGTCCGCTGGTACAGCCGGGAGAAAGAGCGGCTGGAGCATATCGAGAAAGAAAGAGTGAGCAAAATGAAAAAAATCAAAGTCAGAATTACATTCACCGAAGCGGTTCTCGGCACATGGCCTAGCAACCAGAACATCGCGCGAGAGTTCATCGCCAGCAAGTCACCTGATGCAAACACTATCGAGGACGAAGTGGCCGCTCTGGGTGCTGATGCTGTGGCAGATAAGGGTATGACCGTGTTTCCTCGCAACGAGAACGGTGAGCCTATCCTGTATGACTACCAGATTAAAGGCTTCTTCAAGGATTCTTGCGGTATGCTTTCCCGCATCGGTGGCAAGACCGAAACCGGCAAGAAGAAAGCCGTCAACGAATCCGGCAAGCTGACAGCCTACAAGAAGGTCATTGATGGTCTGATTTTCATTCAGCCCCGCATGATTCCCATTCATGTGAACGGCGAGATTACCGAGTGCCAGCGCCCGCTTCGCGCACAGACCGCGCAGGGCGAGCGGGTGAGCCTCGCCAACAGCGAGCAGATTCCCGCTGGTTCGACCTGCGAGTTTGAAATCGTTCTTCTGGACGATTCTCACGAGAAGGTCGTGCGTGAGTGGCTGGACTACGGCGCTCTGCGTGGCATCGGCCAGTGGCGCAACAGTTCTAAAGGGCGCTTTGCTTACGAAATCCTCAATTAACCGCTATGGCAAGGCAATGCCGCGATGGGATTAGCAAAGGCGATGCGATGATTTGACGAGATCTGCAAAGGCATGGCGGAGCAAGGCTTAGACGAGCAATGGAATGGCAAGGAAAAGCTTGGAAAAGCAATGGCTATGGATGCAAGGCGTAGTTTTGATAAGCAAAGGCGAAGCGTAGCATGGAAATGCAGAGCAACGGCAAAGAATAGAAACAATAGGCTAAGGCATTGAGTAGCTAGGAGCAGAACAGCAACGGCAAAAACGAAAGGGGACAAAATGAAAGCACTGATTGAAGTTGCCCTGATGTGGGGCATAGCACTGGCAGTGGTTTTGGCAGTATTCCTGCTGAACTTCTGGATGGTGCATCACATCGGTATTCTGGTAGGCGCATCAGCCGCCCGTGGAATCATCATGGTATCTATGGCAATGGCTACGGCGTGGATACTGAGTTTTGGAGGTAATAAAAGTGAAAAGCCTGAAAGCTAATGTCCTTTGTACGCTTGGAATCGCGTTAGCGATCTTTTCAGTAGGATGTGGCGATGCAATTCAGAAAAGCCAAAGCGTGGTAGCAATGTTTGGATACGTTTTCCTTTCGTGTAGCTTTCTCGCCGCAGCACTCGTCTTGTGTGCCATTGGGGTCAGCTCTGAAAACGAACGAATTGAGCAGGAAAATCGCAAAGTAAAACGCATTCCTCACCACACAAACGAGTGGAGGGATGCACAATGAAATGCCCGATGTGCGGCAGTGACGACATCACAACGGTTGACAGCCGGTCTGACCACGATAGCATTGTTCGCAGAAAGAAGTGTATCGCCTGTAACCATCGGTGGTCTACCATCGAAATTGACAAAGACCAGTGGTACAGTGCGTTGCAAATCAAAGAGGAGCGTAAGAGAGGGAGACCAAAAGATGATTAACCTTGACAGATTCGGCGGAGTGACCGAGCCGGAGGACGGCGTATATTTCCTAACCCGTGAGCAGGAGGCAGAAGACAAAGAAGCTGACCGGCTGGCTGAGATTGAGGACTTGCAGTCTGAAATTGAGGACAGGGAAGCGGAGCTGAAAGACCTCCGTGAACGGCTGGCAGAACTGATGGCTGGATGATTTTGTACAGCCAAGTTAAGCCAAAGTAAGAACAACGAAGCCTAATGAAGCCAAAGAAAGGAGAGAAAATGGCAGTATTAGTAATGGTCTACGGTCACTCCGGCAGCGGTAAGTCCGCTTCGCTTCGGAACTTTGACCCGAAACAGGTTGCGGTCATCAACGTGCTTGGCAAGCCGCTACCGTTCCGTAGCAACATGAAAACCTACATCAACAACGACTACGGCAAGATTGATGCTGCAATCCACAGCACCAAGCGTAAGTCCATAGTCATTGACGATGCCACCTATCTTATGACTGGCGAGTTTATGCGAAACGCAAAGGTCGCCGGATACCAGAAGTTTACCGACATGGCGGCCAACTTCAACGCCTTGCTGATGCGGGCGAAGGAACTGCCAGACGATGTTGTGGTCTACTTTTTCGGTCATAGCGAGCGTGACGGAGACGGTGGCGAGAAGTTTAAGACCATCGGCAAGCTGCTGGACGAGAAGGTTTGCGTGGAAGGGTACTTCACCATCGTTCTGAAAACCGTTGTGCAGGATGGGAGATACCTGTTCAGCACCCGCAATGATGGGATGGACACCGTGAAAACCCCGCTTGGGATGTTCAACGATGCGCTGATCGAGAACGACCTCGCTGCCGTAGACAAGACCATCCGTGAGTATTACAACATCCCGGTTCAGCCGGATAACAAAGGAGAGTAACAGATGAAGAACATCAACTGGAATGACGTGCAGGAAGCTACCGAACGCCGTGACCTGCCTGTTGGCGGCTATGTTGCCGGTATCTGCAAGGCAACGGACGAGCCTGCAAAGGAGCGTCTGAACATCGAGTGGGAAGTTGCAGAGGGCGAGTTCAAGGGTTACTGGCGTGAGCAGACAGCTTCTCTTATCGAGCGCGGCAAGCTGAATCCGGGCGAATGGGCATGGGGCGGCAAGACCATCAAGAGCTACAAGGAAAAGGCGCTGCCGTTCTTCAAGGGCTTCATCACCGCTGTGGAGCAGTCCAATCCCGGTTACAAGTTCAACAACGATGAAAAGACCCTGCGTGGCAAGCTGGTCGGCGTGGTTCTCCGCGAGGAAGAGTATATGGGAAACGATGGAAACATCAAGACAAAACTGGTCGTTGACCGATTCACCAGCGTGGACAAGATTCGTTCCGGCGATTATGAGGTCAGACCGAAGAAAACGCTGGCTGGTGGGGCTGGCTCTGCTCCTGATACTGGCGACTTCGCCGTTATTCAGGACAACGAAGATTTGCCATTCTGACTTGTAAGGCATCGACCGCCTACCTTATATAAGAGCTGCGCTATCTGGCTGGACGGGCGTTTGGAAAGATGAAACACTTGGGCGACATTACAAAAATTCACGGCTACCAGATAGAGCTTGTGGACTGCATCACGTTTGGTTCGCCCTGTCAGGATTTGTCTAAGGAAGGAAAAAGGCTTGGATTTAACGGCAACCGTTCCGTGCTGTTTTTGGATGCCGCAAGAATCATTAAGGAAATGAGGACGGCCACCAATGGAACATATCCAACTTTCGCTGTTTGGGAAAACGTGCCCGGAGCATTCAGTTCCAACGGCGGCGAGGACTTCCGAACCGTGCTGGAAGAACTTGCCCGCATTGCACAACCAAACGTTTCAATTCCTCGACCTTCGGGTAGGGGTGGCAGATGGAGCAAAGCCGGAGCAATCGCCGGAAACGGATGGAGCTTGGCTTGGCGACAGCTTGACGCTCAACATTGGGGAGTCCCCCAGCGTCGCAAACGAATCGCTCTTGTCGCAGATTTTAGAGGTGGACGTGCCGCTGAAATACTTTTTGAGCGCACGGGCCTGCCGGGGAATCCTGACCAGAGCACTCCGACGTGGCAAAGCATTGCCGGACTTGCTCAAGACAGCCCTGCTGGACATGATCGAGTGGTGGGAGAGCGAAGCTACTGCATCAGCGGAAACACCGACACTCTCGACGCTTCAAGATCAGACGCTCTTTCAGCCGGTCGTCTTTGATGCCCGGGGAAATGGCGACGGTATTACAGTCCCGACTATCACTGGAGATCACGAGTCCCGGGTGACGGACTACACGGCCACTGCGGTTGACCTGTACAACGGGGCCATGACTGGCGATAAGGCTGCGCCCATTACATGCAGGAGTATCGGGTCTCATTCCGGGCCGCAGGTGGCAGAACAAAGAACTTTCAGCGAGCAGGCTTATGACAGCTTCAAGCAGAGTGGAAGCGGAGGAACGCTGAAGGGCAGCGGTGCCGCAGTAGGGTATGGCGGGGAGTCTCTGGTGGCAGAAAAGATGGTTCGCTGGATCGTCCGACGCTTGACACCGACAGAGTGCGAACGCCTGCAAGGTTATCCGGACGGATGGACGGATATTGGAGAATGGACGGACACCAAAGGGAAAAAGCACAAGGAGGCAGACAGTCCGCGGTACAAAGCATTGGGAAACAGCATTGCTCTACCGCAGTGGTTCTGGATTGCACAGAAAATGAAGCCCTATTTAAGTACAAATGCCACGTTGGGCAGTCTGTTCGATGGTTTAGGCGGTTTCCCTTTGGTCTGGCAAAGAACGTACGGTGAGGGAACTGCACGCTGGGCAAGCGAAATTGAAGAGTTCCCGATGGCTGTAACAAAAAGGAGATTTGGCGAAGAATGATTACCTGTTGTCTCAACTGCACATCGCGCCACCAAGCCTGTCACGACACTTGCGAGAAGTACAAGGCGGAGAAGAAAGACCTTGAAGAGCGCAAGGCGTTCGTGCATGAGCTAAACCACAGCCAGAGCGTGTACCACCGTGATTATGAGGACAAGCACCGGGAACGTGGTAAGAAGCTGTTTCTCGGAAGTGAATTTAGAGGTGAACGAGGATGAGACTTAGTAGCGACAAGGTGCTTAGTTATGTTTCCCAAAAGGCATCTGATGGAGATGAGAAAGCAAAAATTGCCTACGAATACCTTAAGTCGCTGGTTGACCAGTGGGAGAAGCTGGAGAAAATAAACCACAAACTTGATTATATCGAAAGATGCAAAAAAAATATCAGAGAAATTGAATTGTATCGCAATAACGGAAGATTTCGTGAATATGACAAAAGAGCTTTGCGCCATTACAAAGAAGCTCTTGCTTACACGGAAGATGAGCGAAAGAAACTGATTGCCGAGTACGATACGGAGTATGGCGCATGAACACCGGCAAGCAGTTTGAAGCAGACTTCAAAGCATCCGTCCCATCCGATGCGTGGTGCTACCGTTTAAAAGACAGTGCTGCCACCTACTACGGAGGAAACGAGAACCTATCCTTTTCCATCGACAACATCTGCGACTTCTTTGTGTACCGATACCCGATGAACCACCTGTTTGAACTGAAAACCATCGAAACGCCCTCTATCCCTCTGGAAAAGGTGTTCGGTAAGTATGACAAGGCAAAGTGCAAATACCGCAAGGAAAAACACATCACAGACATGGTAGAAGCAATGGGGTACAGCGGTCAGACCGCTCATGTAATAGTCAATTACAGAGCGGTAAATCGCACCTTTGCAATCCCTGCCGGCAAGGTTCTGGCGTTCCGTTACAACGAAAGCCGGAAGAGCATCCCTTGGCAGTGGGCAGAGCAAGAGGGGATAGAGGTCAAAGCAAAAAGGCTGCGTGTCCATTGGCGGTATGACGTGGATGGGCTGCTAAAGAGATTGGAGAAAGAGAATGAGGTTCGATGATATTGAGGTTGCGATTTGCGACCGATGCGGCGAGTGTTTTTCGTGGCACGGCGAAATGAACGGAATCCGAAAAGTGAAAATCAAAGAACATGGCTATGAATGCTCGCCAGACAGGTCATTTGTTCTTTGCCCCTCTTGCATGGAAAAGCTGAACGACTGGCTGAAAGGAGAACAGGAACGACAAGCAAAATGGATTTACGACCATGAAAGCAACTCAATCGAGTGTGACAAGTGCAAAGCAGAATATAAACTCTCGCCGTATGAACGTGTATAGGATTTTGATTATTGCCCTAACTGTGGTTCAAGAATGGAGGGGATAAAAGAGTGAGTGTTGTCTTTAAGTGCGACAGGTGCGGTGAGATTTTTAATCGGAAAGTGCCTGACATAAACGATTGCTACGGTACTGCAAATTCGATTCTGTTCTTAGATTGCACGGTGGAACGCAACCGTTTTGGACCGGGCGAAGAACCGATTCAGCTTTGTCCGTCCTGCATGAAAGAACTGAATGACTGGTTAGAGCCAAACAAAGAAAAACTAGACAACGGAAACAAGAACGAATGGAACAACATGACTACTCAACCGCAAAGCGGGATAGCAGTTGAAATCAAGCTTGATAGTGGCGAGCAAGACATTGCTTATAGAAGATATGGCGATAAACGTTGGTTCTTGTGCGACAACGATTATGTCTTACATAACGAATCAATCGTTGCGTGGCGATACATCGACTGAAAGGAGAACAGAAGTGAGCAAGAAAGTTTCAGACATTCTGCCTAAGACGGAAATCTTGGCACAGTTGGCAGAAGAAGCATCTGAACTGGCACAGGCTGCGTTGAAGCTACGCCGTGCGCTGGACGGTACGAACCCGACACCGAAGAGCGTAGAAGAGTGTGAAGAAAATCTGCATGAGGAGTTTGGGGATATTTTAAACTGCATCCTTGCTTTGACTTATGACAACGAAGATTTGTATTACAAATTCATTGCAGATTGTCAGGTAAATTGTATTCCCAAAATGCAACGCTGGCTCTCTCGACTTGAAGCAAAGGAGCGGTCGAATGAATAAGTACGGAGACTGCCCGGTGTGTGGCAAGAAAATGGAGGAATGACGATGTACGATTGCTCAAAATGCCCAGCACGTCAGAGCTGCATTGCGGCAGCGCAGCCGGGTTCCGTTTACTGCGTGATCAAGCTGATGCAAACCGGTGCGTCAAAGGCAGACATGGAATCTGCCACGCCACAGCAGCTCCCGGACTTCTGCCCCTACTGCGGGAGGCCGCTGCGCATCATCGGAAGCGAGCGATTTTGCAATAACCTGCGCTGCCTGAACCGATACCAACCGATGAGACGGTGACAGGTACTTGGAAATGGTTGGGCAGTTCAAGAACGAGGGCATGACCCCTGACGAATTTGCGGATTACATCACCGCAAAGTCAGAACAGGTCGAAAAAGAGCTGAGAGAAAGGTGGAGCTGATAACAATGTTTGAATTTGCAACTCGCTGGCTGGTCTGCCTAGTCCTGTTGGCGGTGGTGGTTCAGTCCGAGCGGACAATCAAAAACATGGCAAACAACCTGTTTGAAGAACGTCAGGCAATGCTCGTCTGGCTGTTCGTCAACGTGTGTCTGGCCGTTTGTACGGCTGTTGTGATGGGGTGGAAATGATGAAAATCTGTGACATTGAGAGAAAAGAAATCAATTTTGAGTGTCTGGAATATGGAGATGCGTTTGAACTGAACGGCGAAATTTTCATAAAAGCTAACGTGAATCTTTCGGTAAACAAGTTGTCTGGCGGCGTCAACCTGAAAAGCGGAGAGTTTTTGCAGATAGATGAGTTTTTCCCTGTCAAGATGGTAAACGCTCATCTCCAGTTGGAGGGATAAGAAAAATTATGGGCAACGAACTTTATGACATTGAAAAAAGAATGGAAAGAAGTCGTAGAAAGTTTGCGATTCTGCAAGGCGTTGTAATCGCTTTTATTGCGATCGTGGCAGTTTCGTCTATCGTACTTTCCATCTTTATGTATAAAGGCTTGTTTTCCGCAGACATCCCCGAATGGATGAAGTGGGCGTTTGTGTTTCTTGGGAGGTAAAAATGGAAATTCGTGGAGAGCGTGACAAGAAGAGAGTTCGTTTTAATTTGCTCAAGGAGGGAGAACCATTTTACTACAACAGCGAGCTTTGTATGAAGACAAACGAGATTACGGACAACTCCGGCTTTTACGGTGGAACTACATATAACTGCGTGTCGCTTCGCTACGGCAGGATTATGAGCTGCTTCGATGATGCGATGGTCGGCGTTGCAAGGGTTCATATCGAAAAGGAGCACTAATGGACAACGAACTTTACTGCCCGATGAAGATGACTAGCAATCCGCTTGGCCGGTGCGTGTGCGAGAAAGAAAAGTGCGCGTGGTGGCGGCCGCTGGACAACTGCTGTTCTGTCTGGTGGATTGCATGGAAGCTGGACAACATCGAAAAGAAAACAAAGAGGTGAGAATGATGCGGTTAATTGACGCTAGTGATGCTGTTGATGCGTTGGGAAACATGGGATCCATTGACTTAAAAGAAGCCGAAGAATGGATTGATACCGTTCCGACCGCTATGCAGTTGTGGACAAGCGTAAAATATGCACAACCTAGTGAGGATGGCGTTTATTTTGTGGTTTACGATTTTTGGTATTGGGATAACTGCATTAGAACAATGCGATTCAAAGATGGGAAGTGGCTTGATGACGACCACCCGGTCAAGTTTTGGATGCCAATTCCTAGAATTCCCAAAGAGGATGAATAATGAACAAACTTAACGAAAAGTACGAAGTTATTTACACAGACGCACCGTGGCCGCAGAAAAAAGGAAACGTCAGAAAATGCAGACCGAATCAAGGAAAAGAACTTGATTATCAAACTCTTTCGCTTGATGATTGCTTTTCCATTCAAGACGTTTTCCTTGAAAACACAGCAGACCGCCACAATGTGTTTATGTGGTGCATTGACAAGTTCTTGATGGAAGCGGAACGGCAAATGGCAAAGCGTGGCTACAAACTCCATGCGAGAATGGTTTGGGATAAAGAAAACGGCGTTGCTCCTGCTTTTACGGTTCGGTTCTCGCACGAATATCTCTTGTGGTTCTACAAGCCCGGAAAAATGCTGATGCCAAGAAAAGAAACGAGAGGTAAATACACAACGATACTTCGAGAACCCGCTACATATCACAGCCATAAACCGCAATGCGCCTATAAAATGTTAGAGGATATGTTTCCGACAGCTAAAAAGATTGAACTATTTGCAAGAAATCATCGTGATGGATGGGACGCTTTCGGAAATCAAATTGAGGAGGCCTGATACATGGCAACACCCCCGAAGCGTGGTCGTGGCAGACCGCCGCTGACCGAAGCTGAAAAGAAAAAGCGCGAGAAGCGGGCGCAAAAGGCGAAAGAAGAAGCCGCTGCGAAGCGTGAGAAAGAGCGTGAGAAGAAAAAACAACAGATGCTTAACAAGCGGAAATCTATCCGCTCACAGGTGAGTAAAAAGGTGAAAGAACAACAGGAGTTAGCAATCACGAGGTCTAAGATGCTGAATACAGGCGATTTGCAGTCAAGAATCGGTGATGAAGAGGACAAGAAGGTCATCGGCATGATTGCAGCCAAGTATTTTGGCGACCTTCCGAGCGTGGACATGAACAACCCGATTGAAGTGCAGCAACGTCTTGATTTCTTCTTTGACGCTTGCATCGAAGCCAGAATTTCCCCTGTGGTGGAATGGATTGCGCTGGTGCTGGGCATCGAATGGGTGAGCCTGAAGCAGATTATGGCGGGCAAGCGCCGTGACGACAGCTTGCAGCAGAAGTACATCCTCAAGCTGATTCTGCAAATGCAGTCCATGTGGGCGTACAACGGTATGTACGGTCAGGAGAACCCGGCAGAGTGGATTTTCCGAGCCAAGAACTATTTTGGTATGCGTGACAACGTGGAAGTTACCGTTGCCCCGCCGGAACAGCCGTTGGGCGATGCCCAGAGCGCAGAGCGGCTAGCTCAAAAGTACCAGGCAGCTTTGCCGAAGGAGATTGACGTGGAGTATAGAGAGGTGGACGACTAATGCAGACTGACAGAGGAATCTACCACAAGCGAGTATGCAATCGCTGCGGAGCTGTACAGGGCGGCAGAATGATGAACCCTGACGAATACTTCAAAGACTGGGCGTGGCGCAGGGACACAGGCGACCTGTGCCCGGAGTGCTACGAGGAGTATAAGCGAGTGATCGGACGGTTCAATGCCGCCAGAAGGAGAAAGAGAGGGGAGAGAGGATGAGTTTCTATTGCACCGCTGGACAATGCCTTCGCAGGGGCGTTGTCAAATTCGGAAATAACAAAGTCGTTCGATGCACGGCACACAACTGCGAGGACAGTACAGAGCCGTCCTGTGGCTCTTGCAAATGGTACGCAGAGCCGGAGGGCGTGTGCGTGAACGACCAGTCAGAACACGTTGTAGACTTCGTGTGGGATGAACGTGGCCGCAAGGAATGGGAGAAAAAAGAGAATGAGTAATCTTGGAAATGCGTTGATTGTGGTTTTAGCTTCTTTTCTGGTTGGAATATTTATATGTGGGATAGCATATCTCATTGAAAAAATTTTGATATGGGATATATTTCTGAACGAAATTCCTGATGGAAATAAAAAGGTTTTTGCAGATGCAATCATCCACATCATAGTTTATTTGATTGGGTTTGCGACATTGTATGCGATGTACAAGGCGGGAGTATAAAGATGACAGCAGGGGAGAAAATCAGAAAGCGCAGGATTGAACTGGAAAACGGGAATGATGAGATGATACTCGGCAACGGTGTTCTGCTGGATAGTAAAGGAAAGCTTCTCTGCCGTACTGTGGACAAGTCCTGCTCCACCTGTAAATGGCACGACAGATTCTCGTGGGTCTGTTACAACGGTCTGTCTGAGTTCCGGGCTGATTTTAAAGACCCGGACGATGTGTGCAAGGAATGGGAGAAGAGAGATGAAACGTCAGCAGACCTATAAAGGGCTTATTGGCAAGGGCTGGTACGACCAAAGCGAGTTTAGCCATAGATACGCTTGCTGGGCAAACCACCGCAATAACTGGGCTATCCGAAAGGCTGACAACCGCAAGCTGGCAAAGGCGAGACTAAAGCAGATTGAACGCCAGAAAATCAGAAAGGAACTGGAAGAGTATGACAACGGGAGAGAAAATCAGGAAGCGTAGGCTTGAACTCGGTATCACGCAGAAAGATGTTGCAAGGATGATTGGAACAACCAATTCGTATGTAAGTGCCGTTGAAAAGCAAAAGCGTAGTGTGAAGAAAGAAACACGGCTGGCGAAATTCGCAGAAGCTCTTAAATGCAGCGTTGATGATTTAAGGCCAGATGTTCCTAAAGGCATGGTAGACCCCGCCAATGACGATTTCGGGGCGGTCTGCAACTGCGCTGTCCGCTACTGCTTGGGCAGACAGTCATATATGTCTAGCCTTGTTTACGGATACATCACACCGCTTCTGCCGGAGCTGACCGACATGACGTTGGATTGTTTTGAGCGTGACATTGCAGAGCAAAAGCGGGCAGGTTTTTGGTGATTCCTACGACTATGAGACGTGGGATGCGTTCTACAAGGCGGTTTGTAATAAGATTGAAAGGAGAAAGGGCAATGAAAGTTGACTGCCCGTGGTGCAAAGTCGAAATGCTAAGAGTGAATGACCTCATTTACAAGTGCTTTTACGATTTTGCGAACTTTAAGGCAAAATGTTCTGGATGGAGATGCCCTAAATGCGGGAGAGAAATGTTCGACAGGGAATCCCTTTTGAATGCAAAACCGATAATGGATGTAACAGAAGGAGAAAGAAATGAACATTCGACCGATTGATGCCAATGCACTACGGAAGCGCATTGAAGAACGGATGCAGGAGTTTAGCGAAGAATTTTATACGGAATATCGGTATCAGAGATGTGACTTGGAAGATTTGTTAGACTACATCGACACTGCGCCAACAATCGAGGTGAAAGACAATGGCTAATTATCCAGAATACCTTGAACGAAACGCACTTATTGAAAGAATCAAGAAAGCATATTGCGATGGCTGCGAGAACTACAATGGAGTTAAATGCCATGCTTGCGGTATTGGCGATGCCATTGACTTTGTGGACGATGCCCAGACAGCCTTAGAGCGTACCGCTGAATGGATTGTACAGGACGATACGTTCACAAGATTCGAGTGTAGCAGATGCCACACGAGAAATCATCATACACGTTGGAACTACTGCCCGAACTGCGGTTCTTTGATGGAGAGCAGGTTATGAGTAACACACTTTGGCATCCAGCAAGCGAACCGCCACGAGAGCGAACGCGGCCTTTGCTGCTTGCGACTAAGACAACGTGGCGTGATAAAGATGGAAAAATGTTGCAAGGAATCTCGCCGACAACGTATTTTCTAGGCTGTTACGCAGACGGCCAGTTCTGGGATGATATAGGCGAGAGACTGCCGAAAGATGTGACGGTGACGCATTGGATGGCGTTTCCAATGGTGTGAGGTGATAGACATGGACAAGTATGTATGGCATTCCGTGCGGGATGTGTTGCCACCGTCAGATGCTCCGATGCTGATTTTGATGGTAAAACACATTTACCAAAACGAAAACGACTATGAGCGGTACATGAGACTTGGATTCTATGCACCAGCATTCGGAAAAAAAGCGTGGAGAGACGAGTTTAACGACCCTTTGGAACACGATGATTGGTACATTGTAACGCACTGGACGTATGCGCCAGAAGAGCCAAAGGAGGATTGAGTATGACGAATAAAAAGTTTGGCATCATCATTATGGACTTGAGCCTTTTTGATTTCGGGCCGAAGCCGCCTTGTGGGTATATCAAGGCGAAGCATATTCGCCCAGATTACGGCAAAGGCGCAAGGCCTGTCAAGACGCATAAGCGAATAACGAGAACGAGAGAGGGATTTAGAAAATGACAGAACTCAAGAGATGCCCGTTCTGCGGCGGAGAAGTGGCTATTGCAGAAACAAGCCATAATTCCGAATTATGGATGTTCGTTACAAGAGGACATGGAAATAATAAGTGCAAATGTCGAATTTTCATGGAGAGCAGGAGTTATACGCTTGATTCTCCTGAAAGCGAAAAAGCAAAAATCAAATCCGACCTTATCGAAGCGTGGAACAAACGCTACAAAGAGGATTGAATATGGAGCAGGAACACAAGCCGAGAACATCAATGATTCTTCTGTTGGAACACGTCCATGCGATGGACGAGCTTACAGACGAGGAATTTGGAGCATTCGTCCGCAACTACGCGCAGTATGTTGAGACTGGACTTGAGCCAGCATACGACAACGACCGTGCTATGCGGATGCTCTGGAAAGTTGTTAAGGCGTTTGATGATATGAACGTGCAGAAGATGGAAGAGCGTGATAAGCGTAGACGAGAAGCAAACAAGAAAAATATAAACAAGCGTTGGAACGATAAAAAATACGAAAGCATACCAATGGTATCACAGGATACGAATGGTATAAATGGTATACCAAACATACCAACTGATACGAATGGTAGCTTATCTGTATCTGATTCTGTATCTGAATCTGATAAAAAAGAAAAATGTGAAAAGAAAAATGCCAACGAAGTAAAACGCTTCAAAGCTCCGACTATCGAGCAAGCCAAAGAATACTTTGTGGATAAGGGCTACATGGAATCAGAAGCAGAGCGGTTTGTTGACCACTTCACGGCAAATGGTTGGAAGGTCGGCAAATCGCCTATGAAGGACTGGAAAGCTGCTGCACGGAACTGGATGCGTAACGTGAAGGACTGGAACGGTGGCTATCAGCAGACGATGGCTGAATTACCTGACGAGGGAGACTTTCTGCGGTGAATATTGAAAATCAGACCCAGTACATCCTGCTGGGGGCAGTCCTCACGTTTTCTGAGTATGCCGATGTGCTACAAGACCTTAAAATCGACGATTTCTGTCCTGAATTGCATGATACATTCGCTGCCATTCGTGGCTATTGGGAACACAACGACAAGTGGAACCCGGTAGAAGTCATGGGGCGGTACGATAACTGCAAGAAAGCAATGGGCGAATGTTTGGATGCCTTTGGTGCAGAGTTCATCCGCAATGTCACCCACGATATGATGCTTGGGTGGGCTAGAATCGTCAAGGAACAAGCAGCGTTGTCCAGAGCCAGAGAGATTGCGTTCAAAATCGTTGATGGCTCAACCAGATACGCAGATCTGACAGGCATCTATGAGCAGCTAGGCGAAGCTATCAACCTGCACAACGAGAGAGGCGATTTTATCCCGATGTGCGATGGCATAGACAATTACATCCGCAAGCTGGATGATAAGCCGGAGTATATCAGCACAGGGCTTAGAGTGCTGGATAACAACTTGCATCTTGTGCCGGGCAACTTCGTTGTGATCGGCGGCAGACCTTCTGCTGGCAAGACTGCTCTGTCCCTGCAACTTGCCTGTGAAATAGCCAAGAGCGGACGCAAAGTGGCGTATTTTAGCTTAGAGACCGACCCGGACACGCTCTATGCTCGTATCATAGCAAACCAGCTAGGCGTACCGCTGCATACGGTCAAAAACAAGACCGTCAGCATTAGCGAGCTTGACCGACTGGCAGCTATCAAGAAATACCCGCTGTTCGTCCGCTCTGCCGCTGGTAAGAGTGTTGGGTGGATCAGAACACAGTCCATCAGGATGCAAGCCAAAGTGGTTTTCATCGACTATTTGCAGCTTATCCATCAAGCCGGAGCGAAAGACCGATACAGTGCTGTCACGGAAATCAGCATGGCACTGCATGAGTTCGCACAGTCCACAGGAACGCTGGTGGTGGCACTTGCACAGCTCAATCGAGAGACCGCAAGAGCGGGTATCCCACCGACTGCCGCAGACTTGCGAGAATCCGGGCAAATCGAGCAGGACGCAGATGCGATTATCCTGCTGGCACAGAACGTGACCACGAAAAAACGACCGGAACAGCATTATCACTTTGCGCTTGAGAAGAACAAAGAGGGCAACGTGGGGTCACTGGACATCACGTTCCAAATGGAAACACAGCAGTTCAAAGAATGCGTGTGGATGTAACGAGAGGAGAACGATATGAGCGCACTGGAGAAGTTCATAGACAACGTGCACGCAGGAAAGGGAAGATACGGTCTGTGTGATGCTTGCCTGAACCGTCAAGGAGACTACTGCTTGTTTCACAATTTGTATCGGAGAGACGAGAATGGAAAGCATGCTGTAACGGCTCAAAAACTCGAAAGGGTAGAATACTGCAACTCTTTTAACTATGCTGGATGGCTGTTATAAGCCTATAATCGATTCTGTGCTCAAATCAGCCCAGTAGAATAGGCAAGAAAAACAGATAACAGGGTCTGGGCGATAAAGTTACCGCCTGAACCCCATAAATATTTTTCACTACACAAAATACAGGAGGAAAAGACTATGTTTGTAAACACTGGTGGAGTTATCGCAGCAATCATCACAAACCAAAACGCTCAACGAATGCTGAGAGAAAGAGAACAGCATGAACGTGCAGAGCGTGAACGTAGAGAGAAGCGTTTGGCAAAAGAACGGAACAAAGCAGAAAAAGAGCGGAAGCCTTTTGACGAACTGAATATCATCCAAAAGTAACGTAAAGGAGAACGACTATGGTTCCAAACATGGCTGGCGTTCATGCTATCATCATTGCCAATGCACACAGGCGGCATGAAAAAGAACGCAAAAAGCAAGAAGAACGAGAAAAGCATGAAAGGGAAGAACGGCTGATTTGCCGTAAGACGATTCCGTGCTGGGCTTGCTACGATGAATTCCCTGAATCTTGCCCAAAGAAGAAAATCAACCAGAAATAACGCAAGGGCTGTCAGCAATGGCAGCCTTTTTCTTAACTCAATGAGAAAGCCTGTTTTAAGGCGTTTTGGAGGCTAGACGATACTTTTATCGACTTAATCACAAAAACGCGTCAGACAGGCTCCTACACGCCTTTCCAGCGATGATAGCAGCCAAATGGGAGGATGCCAACGACTATTCGTCTAATCGCAGGGCAAAGTAAGGCGAAAGCAAAGAATGACCGCGACTATCGGCAAGATGCGTTTGCATGCAAATGGATGCACATGATGCGTTCGCATCCAATCTTCCCCCTTTTCTTCCCCCTCTTTCCCCTACAACCCCTATTACCCCCTATAATCCCCCTAACTCCCCCCCTCAAACAAATAAATTGTTTGAGGCCCCCACGCCAAAATGGTGCAACAACTGCGACAACCGAAAACAAAAACCAGATGTTTCGCAAAGGTTCTTTCCCCCTACAACCCTCTATCTCCAAAAGCTATACCGTTAGCTAGCAGAGCAGACCGTAGGCAAGAACTGGCGTGAGGTTCGGGTTGGTGGATGGTCTACGACTATTCTACATGGAGAATTGACTTCATTTTGCAGTCGGTTGAATATGTAGAAATGTTGCATTGACTATTCCTAGCAGAATACTGCGAATTGGTTAAAATACCATAGTGCTATACTGGGAATTAAATTGAGCAGGAACAGACCGAATCGGATGGTACGAGTTATTATACGAAATAATCAGTGATTATCGGGGATAACTATATCTGTATACTATAATAAGTACGGTTGTTATACGAAATAGATATAACTAGCGGAAGAATAAATTATGCGAAATTGGAACGAGAGGTGATTTTTGGAGTGGTCGGATGATTTAGCGACTATCGCACCTCTCTTTTCCTAAAAGGCAAACGACTATTTCACACAAAAAATACACGACTATTTGACGATGGTTCGCAAGAAAACGCTACGACTATTACTCTACGACTATCAGCGGACAGTTCGCTGCTATACGATATATAGGACTTTCAAAAGCTAGTCGTCTGACGACTTTACGACTATTCCACGACTATTTTATTGGAGAAACTACGACTATTCCAGCCAGAACGCTACGACTATTGCTGACCTCTATTGGCTATCGGGCGAAAGCCCGAAAAGAGATACGGCGGTAGCCGTCAATGGTTCCGCGCCCCTGCCGCTGGGCTGGCATAGTCTGCGATATGCTGCGCCCTTATATACATTATTATAATAGGCGGTATGCGCTGACCTGTACAGCGTCCGGTGCTGCGCTGGTATCTGGTATGTGCTGCAGGCCGTCCGGGTGCTGTGATACGCTCCAACGTGGCACAGGCGGTATTATAGCCGCTTGTGTTGGTCTGTTATTTGCGGCGGTAGAATGGTGCAAATCGCAGGAAAAGCCCCTGCAAAGCCCTGTGCGCCGTTTTGCGGCGTTAGTGGTATAACTGCATGGACGGAATAAAGGCCGCTGCAAACGCTTGTATTGGGCTGTATTGCAAAAGGGCAAAATAAAAGCCCTGCACCCTCAGCAGATGCAAGGCAAAAGAAAAGCCCCGCCACGTGGGCGGGGTGGAGATTATTTATTTTTTTCTTCAAGGTCTGCAAGGGCGGAGCAAAGCTCTTGCGCTTCATCCTCTGTTAGGTCGTATTCTGCGCGGAGCTGGTCAGCGTCTGCGCTTTTCCATCCTCCATCATACAGGGCGGCGGCACTGCTAGAAACGTCTTTTAACATGGTTTTCCCTCTTTTCCGGGCTTTTACCCTTTTTTACAGTATAGCATATCGCAAGCCCTAAAAACAGGACTTGCAAGAAATATTTTTGTCCTTTTGGGCTGGGGCGGGGTTGCTTTACGGTGCAGCCCCGCTAAAGTGTCCGGGCGGTATCACTTGGATGCCTTAAACAGCGCAGAGAAAAACCAGAAGAAAAACAGGATACAGGACAGAATCACAACTTGCACCCCCCAATGGCTGCATATTTGAGCGCAGATGCAAGATAGCTATACTTTTTAGGAGCGTGGGCGCTGTCCGTGTAAACGTACCAGTTGCGCACAGCGTCTTGTTTGACTGTGCAGCCATTGGCGGCTATAAACGTTACAACGGCATCATGTGCAAGATTTGGCTCTATTTGCCGATACTCTTGCAGAATGTGCGGCACCGTGTTGTTATGGGACGTATAAGACGGGCGGATGCCTGCAAAACGAATTTGCATAATCATGTTATAACCTCCATTATACCACGCTAAACCGCTTGTATGTGGTGCGCTTGCTGCACTCGGCGTAAATATCCGGGTGCGCTGCCTGTAAAAGCTTGCTATCAAGTCGGACGCTTTGCACGTCCTTGTAAATGGCCTTTGCAGTGCCCTGCACCATTTCCGGCGCACCGTGCATCATGTCGATGATTTCAGCCTTTACGGCATCATTCATTGCTTCTAATTCTTCAATCAATCGCTTGTTTTCGCGGTATGCGTTCACTTTTTCTTCAAACGTGGTCATTTTTTAGTCCTCCTTATTAGCTGTTGAAAAATGCGATCATAACGAGTGCGCCGGAGATCACGCCGCCGATGTACCAGAGGGCTGCCCACTGGGAAAAGTCCAAAGTGATCATACGTTGCACACCTCCCGAACAAATTTCATCTGCAAGCTGTGCAAGCGCGCCGCCAGCTCCTCGGCGTTCCACAAATCCCGGCGCATTTCCCGCGCCCGCTTTTCGTAGAGGCTGACCGTTTCGCGGTCGGGCTTGATGTTTCCAAAGGGACGGTACCCGGTGCAGATTGCAACGCCGGAGGCGATCGGGTAAATATCGGCGTTCCAACCGTATACACCGGCAGTGTAGGCGGCGGGGTCGTCCATGCACAGCATATTCTGCGCATCGCAATAGCTTACTTGGATAATGGTCGGATACTGGGATTTAATATCTCGCATGGTTCTTTTTGTCTTCATGGTTTTGTCCTCCTGTTTTGGTTCAATGTGGTTTGTTCTTGTTTGTGCCTTTATTATACTATCACTAGGGTGGTAAGTCAAGTACTTGATAGCAAATAACTATCACAAGATATACCAAAAGATTTATGTGATAGTTGTGCATATTGCTATCACTAGACCATGCCTGTGATAGAGCTATCACAATACGCATGATAGATGAGTTGCCCGCCATCCAGCACCCGCCCACCGTCCCGATCTGCCCGGCGTGATATGTCTGGTATAGAGTGCAGACCGCCGCAGCGTGTCCAGCGTCCGGGCGTGTGTGTCGGTGCGCCGCTTCTTGCATGGTCTGCCCTTGCATCTGGTACGGCCTGCCCGGTGTAGTCCTTCCCGGTGCGCTGGATGGGGCAGGGGTGCACCGGCGGGGTATACAGCCGCCACCCAGCCCCGCCCGGTCAGTCTTTCAACCACCGAAAAAATAAAAAAGGCTCAAAAAAATTACCATACCCCTTATTGTCAATCTCAAAAATTCCGCGCAAAAATAAAAAGACCCCTACAAAGGGTCTGTGTTCTGTGCTATACTTGCCTTACAAGCCTTGAAAGGGAGGAATCTGCAATGGCTAAAAGTAAAATGACAACGTGCAAGCACTGTGGTGCAGAGATTGCCGCAAGTGCAAAGGTCTGCCCTCAGTGTGGCGGTAAGAATAAACCGCCCATCTACAAACGCTGGTGGTTCATCGCTATTATCGTACTGATTGTTCTGTCTGCCATTGGCGGCTCTGGTAGCGGCTCTGACAGTTCTGCAAGCAGCAGTAAAGCAACGTCTAAGGCAAGTGAATCGACCGCTTCTTCCGTTGCATCTGTTGTGCCTGAAATCAGCGAGGACGATTACAAGGCAGAGTGCCAGACTGTGGACTATAAGGAACTGTGCCGTTACCCTGAAAAGTACGAAGGTGCTAAGATCGTTGTCAAGGTAAAGGTTTCGCAGATTATTGACGCAAACTTCTCCGGTAGCGAAAAGGCATGGAGAACCTACACGGACAATAGCGGATACGGCTTCTATGCCGATGACGAGTATTATATGCTGGATAAGCGTGGTGGAGATGCCGTGAAGATTCTGGACGATGATATTATCACCGTCTATGGTGAGTTCACCGGGCTTGAAAAAATCACCAGAGCGTTGACCAGCACCACTGATGAACTTCCTCGTATTGAAGTCAAGTACGCAGATCTCGTAGAGGAATAATCGCATAACATAAAAAGCCAGCGGCTAGATGCTCTCTAACCACTGGCTTTTCTTATGTGCTATTTACTGTTCTGGATAAATAGTCGGTTCGTGTGCTGCTCCGTGCTTTGCCATTTCAAGCATACAATCATTGTAGCCGATGGCATGGCTGCTAGTACAGAATCCTTTTACGCATGATTCAACGGCAAAATAAATATTGTCACGTTCTTTCTTTTCCTCGTCTGTAAGATTGTCCTTTTCCGGCATCAGAATAGACAGAGCGAGACCGAGAGCTTCAGACCACTTCTTCAAGTTCTCCTGATGTTTCTTGTTTTCAGCTTGTAGCCGAAACACTTCCTTCAAATAGTCCATCAGCACGTCTCCATTCTGATTTGCTCGCCAACAGGCAGATAGCCCGCTTCTTTGAGCTTGCTGTAAATGAACTTCTGACCGGCTCTCGTCCAGCGAGTGACCTCTTTCGTCTTGCCGTTTGGCAGTTCGATTGGATGCCCGACAACGTATCCGTTGCCAAGATATTTCTTGTAAGGAATCCACTGCTTATTTACAACGTGCTGGATGCCCATTTCTTCAAGAATCTTGTTCAACTTCCGAGCGGTCAGGCCGTAGTTCATAGCAATCTGTGTGGTAGTCAGGCTTTCGTCAGAGAGTAGCATCGCCTTTGCGTAGTCAGAATCAGGCTTCATCTTGGCGTTTTCCGCTTCCAGAGCCTTTACCTTCTTGCGCTCCGTGTCGATAACACTGTTTGCAGCGATCAGAGCGCGGCTCAACAGCATCTCTGTTGATTCAGGCTCCGGGTTGGTAAGCTTCTGCTCCATCTGATTGAAAGCGTCAATGTACTTCAGTTTCCATTCAAGGGCTTCCTTGCCGGTGAATCCCATAGCAAGGAGCGTAAACCCATCGCGATTCATCAGATACTCAGGTAGCGCTTTGTTTTGGACTGAAAGGTACTCCGATTTGAAGAACATAGAGGACAGTCCAATTTTGGGCTCTCCTCCCATCAGGTTTTCGATGTCGCGAAGAACGTGCTTGTGCTCTTTTCCAAAGTTCTCCGCTACTTCGCGGCTGGACACGACAACCTGTCCGTTCTCACTGATAAGATTGATAGCATATTTAACCTTTTGTTCCATAAAAACTCCTATGGTTCTTGCGGAACAAGCCAATTCCTGCTATAATAAGGCTGGAACAGCTTGTTCCAGTGGTTTTGATGATACGTTCGCTGCTGTCGGCAAACTTTAGCGAGCGTATCATTTTTCGTTTTCATCGGGTAGCGGATGGTTTTGCAAATACTCTGAAATGGCTCTGCGCATAAACTGACTTCGGTTAAGGTCGCATACGGTGCAGTAGCGATTGATCTCTGCCAGCATTTCCTTGCTGACGTTGGCGTTGCACTGTGCACCATTCGGGTTGTTGTACGTCATACTCGTTCACCTCCTTTCGGCGTAATTATATTATACCACTTTTCCTTGTGAAGTAAATAATTTCAAACGATTTTACGATGTAATTTATAATACATACGAATTGCCGAAATTATGTTACTTTTCTTTACGCCCCGCTTCGTACCCTGCCCGGTAGTTCAGTTCGGACAGTTTACCCAGCGCTTCTGCATACTCCCTGTCCTCGCTGGTCGGCTCTTTGCCGTGTGCGAGTGTTTTCAGAAATTCTTCGGTTGTCGTGGGAAAGCTCATGTTTTTTCTCCTAACTCTTGCGGAGAGCAGCCCTTTTTGGTATAATAGATTCCGAAAAGGGAGACTGCCCCCTTGGTGGTTGCAGGTTCTCGTTTCGTGATGTGGATAAGCTATCAGCGTAACTTTGGACGGTGGCGCTGGTAGCTTATTTTTTATGCCTTGATATTCTCAACATAGGATGCTACCCACTCGATACCCATGCGGATAACATCAACCTTTGAGATGCCCAATGCCTTTGCGCTGCTCTCCATGCTTGCAATCTGGCTCTCTGTGAGCCGAGTGCTTATCATGTGCAACTTATCACGTTTTGAGGTTTCTGCTCGTCTTGCCAAGCCTATCACCTCGCTTTCGCTGGAACAAGTATAAAGCGTGAAAATATGCTTGTCAAGACCCAAAGTTTTACGGAAATGAAGTTCGGCAGAATTACTCCTTATTATAGAAAATTTTCTACCTGATTGTGATTAACTAAGTAAACATCCTTATACTACTCTAGTATGTATAAATACATACTAGAGTATATTTATATATAATATAAAGCAAACAACTATCACGGTTTGAAACATGACATATTGACAGTTCTATCATCATGTGGTATAATCTTGATAGAAAGAGAGGGAACAAAAATGAAAGTGGGCTATGTTAGAGTTTCAACAGCAGAGCAGAACACGGCGCGTCAGGAAGTTATTATGGAGCAGCTTGGCGTTGAAAAAGTGTTTGTTGACAAAATGAGTGGGAAAAACGCAGACCGCCCCCAGTTGAAAGAAATGCTTGCTTTCGTGCGTGAAGGTGATACTCTTGTAGTAGAGAGTTTTAGCCGGTTGGCTCGTTCCACAACTGATTTGCTTGACATCATTAAAGAACTTGACGAGAAAAAAGTTAATTTTGTGAGCCAAAAAGAAAAATTTGATACTTCTGGCCCCAATGGTAGGTTCATGCTTACAGTCTTTGCGGCAATGGCGCAGCTAGAAAGAGAAAATATGCTCGCTAGGCAGAGAGAGGGCATAGCTGTTGCAAAAGCTGAGGGAAAATATCAAGGACGGCAGTACGTTAAAGTCGATGAAGAAAAATTCCGTCAGCTTTACAACGATTGGCAAAACGGAAAGACCACTCCCACTATTATGATGAATGAGCTTGGCTTGAAGTCTGCTACATTTTGGCGTAGAGTGAGGGAATATCGAAAAAAATACGGCATTACCGATGCGGCCACCACACGCAAGTATGCCAATAAAGAAGAAAAATAAAAAGCAGCGACCCACCACAGGTCGCTGCTACAAACAAGAACCACCAATCCCTCAACAGGATGATAGTACATGAGTATTATACCATTTCTGTTGAGGTATGGCAATATAAAATCAGCAGAAAGGTAGAATTTATGAATTATCAAAACATTGATTATTTTAGCCTTGCTTCAATGGTAACTGACTGGATGCGTTATGCTGGGCCAAATGCGAGAAAGGACTTTATGGATTTGGTTCGCAGTACAGATTATAACCGAAGAGCGGCTATTGAAAATGATTTGGGCGATGGATATGTTCTTGATTTTGCGGTAGATCATTCTGACATTATGAATGAGGTCGGTCAATTCTTGGTATATCTTTTTATTGATAACAATGGAGAGATATATTATGTTGGAATGGGAAACGAACAACGTATAATGGACAAGAAAAGCAGAAATAATGATTTTCTTAAGCATTATATGAAACATAATTCTAAAATTGTTATTCTTTCAAAATGGAGTACAAGAAAAATTGCACTCAAAATTGAAAAAATGGCTATTTGGATTTGCCAAATGAATGGTTTTAGACTTACCAACATAAAGGAAGTCCTTTCGTCTAAACAATTATATGAGCTTCGGCATATTCCAGAAAATAAAGAAAACGAAACAGAAACACAGTATGAATATAGGCAGTTGGCTAGGGAATTTAGTGAAGAAGTAAAGGCTCTTGATAAAATCGAACGATGGCTTTATGAAGATGGAGCCAGCAAAACACCCGGATTTGTAAATATAAAAGAAAACGTCATTTGGGCTATGGAATGCTGGACGATTGATGGCGTTACAAAAACTCGTTCTCAATGGTGCAAAGAGAATAATGTAAGCCTTGCTGGGGTAGGCAAAAGACTTGAACTTGGATGCACCCCTAAAGAAGCACTTACATTCCCAACAGCGCCAGATAACAGAAAACGCCACACAAAAGAATGGTGGGCGGAAAATGGCTATTTCCCCGGAACAGATAAAACATCTTACATTACGCCGTTAAATGAATGGCCTAAAGGATATAAGAAATGCAAGATTGCTAGAAGCAATTTCCCGCCAGACATGGTATCGGATTGCTGAACAGAGAAAGGCTGGATAATATGCAGGGAGAAGAACTGATTGTTAAGAACGGAAACATCACGCTACGGTCTATGCTTGACTTTGGTGGATTTCTTGAAATTAAGAGGTTCTTGGAAGCCTGTCATTCGGAAAACTGCACCGTGACCTTTGCAAACGAGGAACTTGTCATTTTCCCGAATGAATACGATGCTGCTAAAGATGCTCTTGTCTTTATTTACGGTACACTGGCAGAAAGACACAGTATTATCGAAAAGTATCTCCGCTATAAGCTGATGCTAGGAGATGAACAACCAAAACCTATTTTACATAACCAGTGAAAGGAGTAGCTCATGGACAACTTTAATGCCATTTACAAGATTCTCAAACTGCTGGATAAGCACAAGGGCGATGAAGAATTTGACTATGAGCTTATCTCTGCAAAAGCAATGAAGATGAAGGTCTCTGACTGGGAGCAGATTATGATTGAACTGCAAATGAACGGTTTCATTCGCGGTCTGGTCTACACGCAAGACCTGACGAATAAGTTCCCGCATATTGTAGAGCCGATTCACCCACAGATTACCTTGAAAGGCATGGAGTATCTTTCCGAAAACAGCATAATGAAGAAGGTAGAAAAAGGATTAGAAACGGTCGGGCAGTTCTTTTAATTGATTTTGAGAAATAAAGTTTCTGGAATCGCATTATAAAACCGAATATTTGATTTTTGTGCAGTTGTAGGCACTCTTTACATTTTCAGGTAGGGGGTGCCTATTTTTTTATGCAGCCAAAGCAGTGTATCGCCATCATCGACAGTATCAAAGCGTATGCAAAGCAGAATCCGACCGAAGCACAGGTCTATGAGGACTGGTTTCAGGCGGTGGTGAACCTGAGAGATGCCCTTCCACAAGACAAGCGGTTCGATGCCTACAAATACTCTGGTGAGCTACGCTCTATCTGTGCAGCCATGATGGGCAAGATGAAAACAGGCGAGGACGTGGCGAAGGTCTATGACATTATCGGTCGGACGTACCTGTTTGAAGCAAAGGACGTGTTTGACAGCTATTGCATCTACCTTGAATGGAATCGTGCGCCGGAGAAGAAGTTTTACCAGCCGCGTAGGCGCATTTTGCATACGCTTGTCAATGACCTTGAGGACTTGTTTTTCCATCGTGTAGATTTCTTAGGAATCTCGATGGCTCCGAGAACTGGAAAATCAACTCTTTGTATATTTTTCATCACATGGCTGATGGGCAACCGGCCTGACGTTGCATCAGTCATGAGCGGACATTCCGACAAGCTGACCAACGGCTTCTACGGTGAAGTGTTGTCAATCATCACTGACCCTGTAACCTACAACTGGGGCAAAATTTTTCCTGACGTTCAGCTTGTGGACAAGAGCGCAAAGGACGAAAGCGTTGATCTGAACCGAAAGAAGCGCTTCCCCACCCTGACTTGCCGCTCAATCGGCGGCACGCTGACTGGTGCTGTTGAAATCGGCGAGGGCGGCGTTCTGTACAGCGATGACTTGATCGAGGACTTGGAGGAAAGCCTGAATGTTGAGCGTTTGAACAACAAATACGATGCCTATTTGAACCAGTTGAAAGACCGTAAAAAGCAGGGCGCATTGGAGCTGATGGTCGGCACACGCTGGAACGTACTCGACCCTCTGGGACGCATCCAGAACCAGTATGCGGACAATCCGAAGTACCGCTTCCGGGTGATTCCTGCGGTGGACGAGAACGGACACAGCAACTTCAATTATGACTACGGCGTTGGCTTTGACGATGCCTACTATGCTGACATGAAATCCAGCATTGATGATGCAACATGGTGGGCAAAGTACATGGGCAAGCCCTATGTGCGTGAAGGTCTGCTCTTTCCTGCCGATGAACTGCGGTATTTCAACGGCGTTCTGCCTGACGGAGAACCTGATCGCAAACTCATGGTCATGGATATTGCATGGGGCGGCGGCGACTTTACCGCCTGTCCTATCGCTTATGTGTACGGGGATGCTGTGTTCATCCCAGACCTTGTGTTCAATAACGGCGATAAGACCGTGACCAGACCGGAAGTAGTGGGCAAAATCATCCAGCACAAAATCAATGTGGTGCGGGGCGAAGCCAACAACGGCGGTGACGAATATTGTGATGTGGTAGACAGCCAGCTTCGGCAGCAAGGCTATCACTGCTCTGTCCGCAGCCAACGTGCGCCCAGTGGGCAGAGCAAGCTGTCCAGAATCATCCAGTATGCGCCGGACATCAAACGATTCTATTTCCTTGACGAGAAACACCAGTCGAAAGAGTACAAGGCGTTCATGGAACAGGTGACAATGTTCACACAGCTTGGCAAAGTTCCGCACGATGATGCACCGGACAGTCTGGCACAGCTTGCTGATGAATTGTATAACGGGATCAGTAAAATTGAGCCTGTCAAGAGGCCATTTTGATTAAAAACACAATATATTGTGTTCGCTTGGTCTATTTATTTGATTTCATCACTTGACAAGGCTTATAATGTACGCAGGAAGTTTTGCAGCTTCCCTTAAAGGAATAGCTTGCACGCGGGGTTTTGTCATTTTACTCGCGTGCGTGTCAACAAGCATATTCCTCCTTTCACCGGTGGAGGTTTTCTCACTCTTTCACCTTCACCGGACTTTATATGTTGCGTTTCCAATTGTAAGGGGAATGCCAGCCTGTCTCCCCCATGGCTGGCAAGCAACGGTTCGATTCCGTTACGCAGCACAACCAACCACCTAGCTTTGCATGGACTTATTCTCCAAAACCTCCACCGCTATTCCCGGCTCTCGATGCAATGGTTAGGCATGACATTGCAAAGAGCAGCGGTTAACCAATCAAGCCGGGTTTATGGCGGAGTAGAGCAGCACGGTAGCTCGCCAGCCTCATAAGCTGGAGGACGCTGGTTCAAATCCAGCCCCCGCACCCAAAATTGCAGCTGACCCGTTTACGTCTGTCCGACAACTGAATGTAAAGGCTGCAATGGTTTTCTTCGGGCGAAGAATAGCACGGCTGGAAGTGCGAACAGTTTCCCAGTAGCTTCTGACAGGTCTGTGCTCAACAGCCTGTTTCCAGAAATCCAACGAAAGGAGCACAGATGAAAGCAAAAGTTAGGTGTAGGCATCCTCACAAGGACGCAAACGGCAATCCGTGCGATTGCGGACGTTATCTTGGCGAAGTGGAAGGTAGGTTCTCCCTTCTGTGCCCTCTTTGCCATTGGATTACAATTGGAGATTCCAACCTTCCAAAAGATACATGGATCTCCGTACCAAAGTTTAAAAACTGAATAGCTTTTGAAGCGCAGTTGTAAGCGCAGTGAGATAGGCCTTAACGGGTTTGTCTTGCTGCGCTTTTTATTTTGCCGGAAAGGAGGAACGCATGGCTGAGTATCAGATGGTCGTTGGCGGCTTTTTGAATGAGCCGCTGACCGGCCGCAGACCGATTGAAACGCCGGAAACGGAAATCAATCGGTCAAACGTGCTGAAAGTGGTCATGGGTAAGGCAGAGCCTATTCATCTGCTGAACAAGAATGAGATTCGCTTTCTGCACAACTACTACTTGGGTAGCCAGCCTGTCCTCCACCGCACGAAGGAGTACCACGCTGAAATCACCAACCGCATTGTAGAGAACCACGCCAACGAGTGCGTGGGCTTCTACACAGGCTACATGAGCGGCACTCCTTGTTCTTATGTGCGGTCTGAAACGGCAACTGGTGACGGTGAGGAAATCGCCCGCCTGTCCAATGCTTTGCAGTATGAGGGCAAGGATTCTCTTGATCGGCGGCTCTGGCAGTGGATGTTGGAGTGCGGACAGGGATACCGCATTGTTCTTCCTGACAAGGGGTACAACGGCAACTACCCGGACGAAACACCCCTGCTGGTGGATGTTCCAGACCCGGATATGGCATATGTGATTTACAACTCCGGCATCGGGCACAAGCCCATCGCCAACGTGCTGCACATTCCACGCAATTATCAGAACGACCTTAACGACCTGATTTGCGTGTATACGCCGAACCAGTACTTTGAAATCGACAACGGCAAGGTTACGAAAACAGAGAACCACTCTCTCGGAATGTTGCCGATGGTCGAATACAAGCTGAACCCGGAGCGGATGGGTCTGTTTGAACCGGCTATTCCTGTGCTGGATGCTATCAACGACCTTGAAAGCAACCGTTTGGACGGTCTGGCACAGTTCATCCAGTCCATCATGGTGTTTACCAACTGCCTTGTGGACAAGGATGCTCTCGACCAAGTCAAAGAACTTGGCGCAATGTGCCTGAAATCCACTTCTGGTCTGCCCGCTTCTGTTTCTCAGATTGCAAATGAGCTTGACCAGCAGCAGAGCCAGACCTTGCTTGATTCCATGCTGAACGTGTACCGCAGTCTGACTGCAATGCCCAGTGCTACTGGCAGCGAGAGCGCAACATCCGACAACGTGGGTGCAGTTATCGTCCGCAACGGCTGGAATCACACCGAAGCAAGGGCACAGCAGTACGAGAATATGTTCAAGTACGCTGAACGTCAGAGCTTGTCTGTGATGCTCAAAATCCTGCGTGACGCGGCTGGTTCTAAGCTGATGGCAAGTGACATCAACATCAAACTGCCACGCCGTCAGTACGATAACCAGCAGAGCAAAGTTCAGATTTTTGCGCAGATGTTGCAGCAGACCATTGACCCGCAGTTGGCGTTTACTACGCCTGGTCTGTTCCCCGACCCGCAGGCTGCTTATGAGATGAGTAAGCCCTTCCTGATTGCCGCTGGCAAGCTGGGCGAGGACGGGAAAGCGCCGAAGCCGCAGGAACAGCCTAAACAGGATGCTACCAACACAAATGCCGGAAACGTGGCAGACAAACAGTCTACTGATACCAACAAAGAAACAGAGGGCGAATAGTCCTTTGCCATAAACACGGCAGGGAAGCCGGGATATAAATTTCGCAGCGTTGCAGGGAAGCAACGGTAAAAAAACGCAGGAGGAAATTAACGATATGAAACTCAATGTGTTGCTTGGTGATGCCTACAAAGAGGGCATGACCGCCGATGAAATCATTTCTGCGCTTGAAAAGGTTGCAGACCCTAGCGCAGAGGTCGAGAAGCTGCGCAACGCCGTGACGAAAGCCAATGGCGAAGCTGCTGAGTACAAGAAGCAGCTCAAGGCAAAGCGTACCGATGACGAGAATGCCGCACAGGAACAGGCTGACAAGCTGGCAGAGATGCAGAAGCAGATTGAAGCCCTGACTGCCGACAAGGAGAATCTTGTCAAGGAAAAGACCCTTGCATCTTACCGTGAGAAGTTTGTTGCACAGGGTTATGACGCTGAACTTGCCAACAAGGCTGCATCTGCACTGGCTGACGGTGACATGGACAATGTGTTTAAGTTCCAGTCGGAGTTTATGACCGCCCATGACACCGCATACAAGGCTTCTCTGCTGAAGGATATGCCCACACCTCCGGGTGCGGATGGCAAGGGCGGCTCTGACAGCGAAGGTGTTGCGTTTGCTAAGAGCCTTGCACAGCAGAACGCCAATGCTTCTAAGGCATCGAGCGACGCAATGAGTGCTTTCCATTAACAAGGAGGAAAACATGAAGTTTACCCGAAACACGGTCAACGGAATCAACGATACCATCCTTGCTTCCAATGACTATACCGCCATTCCCTTTACCGTGACCGAAACTGCTGCGGTTAAGGCTGGCTATCCCATGACGCTGGCTGGCAAGAAAGCTGTTGCTGCTGGCGAAACCGGTTCTAAGACCATCAACGCTGACGGCATCCTGCTGTATGACGTTGACCCAGCAGAAAACCCCAATGCTTCCCTGCTGATTCGTGGTGTTATCGACACCAAGAAGGCAGCGGCAAGTTCCAGCTTCACCTTTGACGCTGACGCAATCAAGGCACTCAAGACCGCCGTTCCTGGCATCTTCTGCCGTGACAACATCAGCGTGAACGCTTGATAGGAGGTAAAACAACATGGCACTGAATCTTAAGGAAGTCTTTGCCCCGGCTGCGATTGCCGCCTATTGGACGAACGACCCCACCAATGCGATGCCTTTTGCATCTGACGCACTGTTCCCCGCAAAGAAGAAGGCCGGTCTCGACCTGAAGTGGCTGCGTGGCCACAAGGGCGTTGGCGTTTCCCTGATGCCCAGCGCATTTGATGCAAAGGCTACGTTCCGTACCCGTGAGGGCTTCAAGTTCGATGAAACCGAGATGCCGTTCTTCCGTGAAGGCTACCATCTGGGCGAGAAAGACCGTCAGGAAATCCTGCGTGTTCTGGACAGCAATGACCCCTATGCTCGTGACGTGATGAACCGTCTATACGATGACACCGCACAGCTTATCACTGGTGCACGTATCGTACCCGAGCGTATGATCTGGCAGCTTCTGGCTCCCACCAATGGTGTTCCTGGCATCACCATCAAGGCAAACGGCGTGAACTACACCTACAACTACGACCCGGATGGCACTTGGAAGTCCACCAACTACAAGGAAGTCTCTGTCGCAAAGTCCAAGTGGAACGTCACCACCGCCACCCCCATTGCTGACCTGAACGCCGCAAAGGATGCTGTTCTGGCAAGCGTGGGTGAAGTCGTGACTGAGGTGTACATGAACACCGCCACCTTCCGCAACATGATTGCTGCGGACGAGGTGAAGAATCGGTTTATGACTGTCACCGCAAAGGCAAACGCCGTTCTGCTGGACGCTGAAGCACGGCAGATTGTCGAATCTGCAACTGGGCTGACCATCCATCTGTATGACAAGATGTTCAAGGCAGACCAGTACAGCGCAAGCGAGAAGTACTTGCCCGATGGCATGGTCGTGGTTGCCCCGTCCGGCGCTCTGGGCAGCACTTGGTACGGCACTACTCCTGAGGAAGCCGACCTGCTGTCCGGCCAGTCTGGTGCATCCGTATCCATCGTAAACACCGGCGTTGCCATCACCACTGAGCTGACCATTCACCCGGTCAATGCCAATGTCTACGCTTCTGAAATCGTTCTGCCGTCCTTTGAGCGCATGGACGCTGTGTACTGCATCAAGGCTTACTAAGGCGAAAGGAGGAAAGCAGCATGGGAGACCAGTATTCCGAAGCGGCAGTCAAGCTGGGGAAGTACATCGCCCCTGCACTTGACCGTGAAATCACGGACGAGGACTACCCACTTTTCGACCTGCTGCTTGATTTTGCCAAAGACAAGATATTTGCACAGGGCTACCCCTTCGGCAACAAACCGGACGAGTTACCCTTGCAGTATCAGTCGTTGCAGATACGCATTGCAGCGGAACTGTACAACCACATCGGCGCAAACGGACAGACGAGTTATACCAATAACGGTATCACTCGTGTGTGGGAAAGCTCCGATGTGGCGCAATCCCTGCTGAACGAAGTAGTTCCGAGAGTAGGTGTTATCGGCTGATGTTTAATGGTAGTCCGCTGGATAAACGCCCGCTGTGGTATTCAAACCCAGTTGGCGAGAAAACGCCTGTTGTGGACGAGTGGGGAAACGAGACTGGCGAATCCGCATACGAATCGTGGAGCGACCCCGCAAAGCTGATGCTGAATGTCAGCCCCCCTACTGGTTCTGCGGAAGCAAACCCTTTTGGAGCGTTCACGGATTACAGCTACGTTGCCAGTTCGTCCAGTAAAAAGCGCAACACACCGCTTTATGAAGGTACGCGCGTCTGGTTTCAGACGGACGTTTCAAAGCCCTTCAATTACACTGTGGTCAAGGTCGCAGAGCATATTACGGACACGTTGTATGCGCTGAAAGAGGTGGCTGCAAGTGAAAATTAAAGTGAGGTTGAGCGATGCCGGACTTCGCGATGCGGAACGTCAGATACGGGAGTACGAGACCACCCTGAACAAAAAGGCGCAAGAGTTTGCAAAGTCATTGGCTGACAAAGGGCTTGATGTAGCGAAAGTTCGCTTTGCAAATGCAGAATATGCCGGTAGCAACGATGTCTCTTGTCGTGTTGAGCAGAACGGAAACATTTGCACCATCATTGCAGAGGGCAAGTCAGTCGCCTTTATCGAGTTTGGTACCGGTGCACATCACAACGGATATGGCGGCGAACTGCCGCCCGGTGTTGGTGCGCATGGCTCCTATGGTCAAGGCAAGGGTGCTGGCAGACGTTGGTACTACTACGGTGACCCCGGTAATGCCGGAACCTATGTGGATACCGTTCCCGGCAAGGGACAGTTGAATTACACCAGCGGTAACGAACCAGCTATGGCTATGTGGGGAGCTGTTGAAGAAATGGCTTCTCAGGTAGAAGCAACGTGGAGGGAGGTTTGGAATAGTTGATTGATTATTTCAATTCTATCTTTACAGCTGTTGCCAAGGAACTGCGAAAGCAAGTGCCTGGTATCTTCGTCACTGGCGAAATCAATGACAGCAACGTCAAAAAGTTTCCATGTGTGCAGATAGAGGAAAACAGCAATCTCCCGGTTCATCGTGATTCTGCCAGCCGAAGCAAGTATGCTGCCATTTCCCTGCGCGTGCGGGTCTATTCCAACAAAACCAGCGGACGCATTGCAGAAGCCCGCTCCATTGTGGACATCGTGGATTCTGTATTGGAACCGCTCAATTTCTATCGAAAATCGTTTGCCCCGTTGAATGGGCTGTACAACAATTCCGTCTATCGGATTGATTGCAGCTATGGGGCAACAATCGGAGAGGACGGAATGATTTACCGAAAATAAGGAGGTAAACATTCTATGAGTACTGCTATCTCCGGTCTGAATACCACCCTATATTGTGGCGACAGCGCAACCGCTCTGACGAAGCTGTGCGACATCAAGGATGTACCCGACCTGATCTCTGAGCCGAACCTTCTGGATGCCACCACTTTGTCTGACCCCATGCAGGTCAACATCTTTGGCATTATCCAGTCTGATACCAAGTCTTTTACCGCCAACTACAACAAGACTGACTACAAGAAGGTCAAGGAAGCTGGCTACGATGAGACTTCCGAGAGCAACGCTGTAAAGTACTACGCCCTGAAGATGCAGGACGGCTCCGGCTTCACTTGGCAGGGTATGCATCAGGTTGGACTGTCCGGCTTTGGCGTGGACGAGGTTGTGGAAATGACCATCAACTGCATCTTCACCAAGAAGCCTGAGTTCAGCGAGACCCTGACTGTTGCTGGCGGCTAAACCGCAAAAATCGAATCAATCAAACCGGGCAGAACTGAACAACGGATTTGGTTCTGCCCCTATTTATAAAGGAGAGCATTTATTATGGCTTCTAAGGTTATCAACTTTCATTCCCCCGATGGCAAGAACACTTATGAGCTGACTTTCACCCGTGACAGCGTGGAAGCCACCGAGCGTGCAGGTTTTCAGATTGGTCAGTACACCCAGATGACCAACCTGCTGTCCAACTCCCGTGCTCTGTTCTACGGCGCTTTCATTGCACGGAACAAGGGCATCAAGCGCAAGGTCGTAGACGAGATGTTCCAGCACATCGAGGATAAGGAAGACCTGATGGGCGTTCTGCTTGAGATGTTCATGGACGCTTCTAAGTCTCTGCTGGCAACTGATACTGAGGACAAGACCGCAAAAAACGCAACGTGGGAGATTGTGTAACCGCACAATCTCAGGAAGCAGATGGAGAGGGAGAGCCATTCTCCTTCTCCAAACTGTTCCATGATGTAGAAGCCTATTACATCTCCATCGGTATGACCTACGAGCAGTTCTGGCACGGCGATGTCTGGCTGGCGAAGGTCTACCGTGACGCAGAGGAGCTGCGGGAACGCAAAGCTAATGCAGAAGCATGGAGAAACGGTTTTTACATGGCATCTGCGCTTTCCTCTACGGTTGGCAATATGTTCCGAAAGAAAGGGTCTAAACCCATCAAGTACATGGATAGACCGATTCCCCTTACCCAAAAGGAGAAAGACGAGTATGAATACCAACGCGCAGTTGAGGCGCAGGAGCGAATCAAGAGAATGATGTTCTCTATGATGGAAAGTGATGGTGGTAGTGATGGCTGATGTTGATATTACGAGCTTATCCGTAGAAATCTCTGCGGAATCCAGCGGTGCGGAGCTTAATATCGACAAGCTCGCTACCGCCATTTCTAATTTGCGGACAAAGGGCAACGTCACAAAGGTTGTGAACAGCCTTGACAAGCTGGCTAGTTCTATTGCAACGCTGAAACAGGCATCTGCTGGAATGTCCGGGCTGGACAAAATTACCAGCTTTCTGAATGGACTTTCCAACGTCAACACGACCGCAAGCGCAAAGAGCATCAACACGGTCGTGAATGCAATCAAGAAGATTCCTTCGGCAGTCTCCGGCTTGAACGGTGTGGATTTCTACTCCATGTCTGGAAGCATCACTCAGCTCACTAATGCTTTGGCTCCTCTGTCCATTCTGGACGCATCGAACCTTAAAGCTCTTGGCAGCGCTTTCAATGCGATTGGGAAGGTTCCTGACCTGACCGACAAGCTGAAAGCAACTGACCTTGATTCCTTTGCAAGCTCTTGTCAGAAGATTTCTACTGCCCTTACTCCCCTTGCATCTCAGCTTGACAAGGTTGGCAACGCTTTTGCAAAGCTCCCTCCGCAGTTGAGTAAGGTGGTCACACAGGCGAACCGCGTGACCGCAGCCAATGAAAAGCAGCGTAAGAGCTATCTCAGTCTGTCCAATCAGATGAACGGCTTTATGCGGAACATGGCAAAGCTGGTTTCGTTAAAAGCTATCGCTGAGTATCTTGGCAACGCTGTTGCGAAGTTTAACGACTTCTATGAAGCAACAGACCTATTCCATAATGCTATGGGCAATTTGAGCGGTGAAGCCGATACGCTCATTAGCAAGATGCAGGGCTTGCTTGACGTTGACCCGACCAAAGCGATGACTTACATGGCTACCATTCAGAGCTTGGGTACTTCGTTTGGTCTGACCAGCGACAAAGCATACGTTCTGTCCAAGAACCTGACTCAGCTTGCCTATGACGAAAGTTCCTATTGGAACAAGGACGTTGCAGAGACCTTTACCGCAATGTCCTCCGCAATCTCTGGTGAGATTGAGCCTATTCGCCGTTTGGGCATTGACCTGTCTCAGGCACGGTTGCAGCAGGAGCTTCTAGCTTTGGGCTTTAACAAGCAGGTTTCTAGTCTGTCTCAGGCAGATAAGGCGGTTTTGCGTTACATTGCCATTATGAAGCAGACTGCCAATGTGCAGGGAAACCTTGCACAGACCATCCAAAGCCCCGCGAACCAGATTAAGATTCTGAAAGCGCAGTTGGATATGCTGGCGAAGTCTGTTGGCTCTCTGCTCTACCCTGCTATGAAATCCATTCTTCCCCCGCTAATTGCCGCCGTACAGCTCATTCGAGAGTTCGTTGAATGGGTGGCAAAGCTGATGGGCGTAAAGGTCGTGTTTACTGATTTCACCAAGAGTGCTGACAGCGTTGGTGGCATCGGCGACGCAATGGATGACACGGCCGATTCGACAAAGAAAGCTGCCAAAGCCCTCAAGGACTACACGATGGGCTTTGATGAACTGAACATCATTGACCCCACACAGGGAAGCTCCGGCTCTGGCAGCGGCGCATCTGCTGGTAACATCTTGGGCGATGTAGACCTGTCCGGCTACGATATGTTCAAGGACTATGTCGGCAACGCTGTGGATGAAATCAAGGAAAAACTTCGCAAACTTGCTCCTATTGTTGCTGCTATCGGCGCCGGTTTTGCCGCATGGACTATCGGGAATGCGCTTCTTACTGCGTTAAAAGACACTCATGATTGGGCATACAAGCTCGGCAAAATCGTTGGTGGTTTTAATCCAGAGTTGCTTTTAGTAGCCGGAACGGTCGCCCTTATCGTTGGCCGATTTGTTCAGCTTTATCAAAACAGCGAAAATTTCCGGCGAGGTTTGACCCGTATTAAGGATTTAATTTACCTTGCGGGTCTTGGGTTTACGCAAGGCTGGAATATCTCTTTGACTGATGGGAAACTTGGCGAGTCTATCAAATGGCTAAAAGAAGCTCTTTCTAATCTCGGTCAAGCGATTTGGAATTTGATTCCTGAGGAATGGCAGGGAAAAATCTCTACTGCATTCGAGACAATTCAAAAAGTCGTCAAAGACCTTGACCTCGATTTGGGCGATTTGGTCATGACGCTTATCGGAATCGGTTTGACTATTAGCGGGCATCCCGTTGCTGGCCTTGCAGTTCTTGGTTTCGAAGCCGTCTCCGTCGCCGTGCGTGGTCTTGGCAGTGAAAGCGAAGCAGAAGCATTTCAGCTAAAATCTGATTGGCATGATGCTTTCGTGAATTTCGGCACGATTGCGGCCGAAACAGTGGCAGACATCATAACTGCTCTCGGAAATCTTATCAATGATTTTGCAATTCTTATCGGATGGATTCAAAATGGCGTTTCTGAAACGGAAATGCTCGACATCCAGATGAATGGAAATTTTCTTGAAGGTGCAATCGCGTCTCTTGCGCAAGTTATCCACGACATGGGCGTGTTCATTGGATGGATTATTAAAGGCGTAGACGAATCAGACCGTCTTGCCATCGCCGCCAATGGAAACTTTGCGGAAAAATTTGTTCTCTTGATTGCTGATGTAATCAATGGAATCAAAGACGCTGTAACGTGGTTCGGAAAACTGATTGATAAAGTTTCTAAATTTAATCCGTTAAGCGTCGGCAAAAACATTATTGATGGTATCACAAAGGGCATCACGGGGAACACCAATGTGTCAAATGACGCGACCAAACAGTTGACCGATGGAATCAAGAAAACCGCTCAAGATGAACTTGATATTCACTCTCCCTCTAAGTGGTTTGAAGGAATTGGCAGCTACGCCGTTCAAGGCCTTGCGAACGGCATCACCGGCGCTCTCGGTTATGTCAACGATGCTATGAATAAACTCGTAGACGCCACCAAGCTCAAGGGCGAAGAGGTGGCGAACTATGGCATTGACTGCGGCACAAGCTACGTCAACGGCATCATTTCCGGGCTAGACTCTAAGTGGACCGAACTCGATAACAACCTCAAAACCAACTTCTTCGGCACGGTGCAAACTTTCATTCAGGCCGCACAGAGCGGAGATTGGAAAACGGTCGGCACTACGATCGCCGCTGGCATTTGGGGTGCTATGGGCGATGAGCAGCGTAAACGCGCCAAGTCCGTTGCAAGCGACCTTGTAAGCAGACTAAGCAAAGAATTGAAAAGCCAAGCTTCTTCTCTGCTGAACACCGCTGCTACCATTGGGAAAAATCTGGTGAACAATCTGACCCAAAACTTTGGAAAGGTTTCCGCTGAAACTCAGACGATGCTTTCCGGCATTACGCAGGCTTTCGGAAACGTGAAGTCTCCTCTCGCAACGGCAGCTAAAGCCATCAGTGCGGCGCTCTCTGGTGGTTTACTCAGCTCTTTCCCGACGATTTTTGCCGGGTTTGCAAGTCTGGTAAGCACCATCGGAACCGCAGTGGCAGGAATGCTTTCTGCTGTGGGTGCTGCCCTCAGCGCTACGATTTTTGGCATTCCAGCTAGCATCGTGGCCCTTGCCGCCGCCGCAACCCTTGGAGTTGCGATTGCTGGCATCGTGTCGAAACTTGGCGGCAGCCGGTCTACCGGCAGTTACAGCGATACATCTCAGTACGTCGGAAGCTCCAGCTATAATTCCTCGACGTCTAGCTCTTCTTACAGCGGAACCTATTCTGCGGCCGGAGGAAACTCCGAAGAGATGAGAGATGCTGTGTACAACGGCTGCTACAATGCATTCCTCGATATATGGCAGCGTTACGGAGAGGAAATTTCCGATGGCAGGGATGTGAAAGTTTACCTTGATGGCAAGCAGCTCACTGCTTCCGTTGAAAAAACGCAGAAAGCTCGCGGAATGAGCATTATGGGTACTGAGGTCTACTCTTATTAAGAAAGGACGGTTCAGATGGCTAATATTCCTGCACTGGTTACGGTGAATGGCGTAGAGCTGCCGGAACCTTCCTCTTATGATGGAACGACTAGCACGATTGTGGACTCTGGGCGAAATGTTCAGGGTAAAGTTGTTGGCGCTGTTGTGCGGCCTGATGTAGCAAAAGTCTCCATGTCATGGAACTACCTTACCGCCCGGCAATGGGCCGACATCCTAAGCCTTTTCACCGCGAATTTTTACTGCACTGTTAAATTCTATAACCAAGCCACAGCTGGTTATACCACACGCCAGATGTATGTTTCGGACCGCACCGGCGGTATGTGGCGTAGAGGACCGAAGACCGGTGGCGTGATGGGATGGACAGGGTGCAAACTTTCTCTTGTGGAGGTATGACGTATGGTTGAAGTCTCCGATAAGTGGAAAGAAAAATTTAACGAAACCCTTGTTCCGGAATCTTTTGTAGAGATTACCTGCGGAATCACTGAGCCTGGCATCAATAAAAAAGCTACCATCGTCACGTCATCGGCAGCCCCGTTCTCCACCTTTCACAATATTGCACTTTCCGATAACGCTTCTATTTCGAGATATTCCACAGGAGAGCCCAATCTCACTGTTCTTGATGGAAGCTGTAGCATCGTCCCTTCTTCTCCTCCGTATGGAACTACTGGTTTTTTGAGTGCCGAGATTTTTGACGATTCAAACCATCCTGTTATCCGGCTTGAACTTCCAAGTGAAAACAAGTCCTCCGTTCCTGGCGTTTCGATTTGCTGGTCTACAGTATTCGGGGAGTACGCTACTGATTTTTTGGTCAGTGCATACCTTGGAACTAGCAAGCTAAAAACTGTGACCGTGAATGGAAACAAATCGGTCCGTTCTGATGTTGAGGTTGAACTTTCAGGGTTTGATGCCGTAGAGATTAAAGTTCTAAAGTGGTGTCTCCCCGACCGAAGAGTAAGGGTCGAGCAAGTAAAAATCGGAAGGTATCTGGTGTTTGACAAGACCAAAATCTTGTCCTACAGTCACTCTTCTGCAAGAGACCCTATCTCCGGGCAGCTTTCTCAGGAGTCGATTTCCTTTAGTTTGGATAACAGCGACCGCACATGGGACTCCGTAAACCCTCAAGGAATTTACAAGTACATCTATGAGCGACAGCCTGTCACTGTTCGTTATGGAATGGATGTTGACGGAAAGACTGAATGGGTAAGCGGAGGGATGTTCTTCCTGTCAGAGTGGAGCGTCCCTGCCAACAGCATTGAGGCGTCTTTTCAGGCGCGAGACGCTTTCCTGTATCTATCCAGCACGAAGTACACTGGAAGAAAATACGGCACGCTCTATGAGATGTGCTACGATGCCTTGGAGCTGTTGGAAGCGGATGAAATTACCTTTGATATTTCGGATGAACTGAAAAATTACTCCACCGACATTACAAGCGATGAGTCTACTTATCACAATTCCGATATTTTGCAGCTTGCGGCCAATGCGGCTGGAATGGCTCTGTACCAGACTCGTGATGGCGTGATAAAAATTAACCGAGTCTACGGCTCCGATGCCTCCAACCCCGTGTTGGACATTCCAGTACTGAACAATTATTCTTGGCCGGAAATCACCTTTGCCCAGAATATGCTCAACGTAGTGACCACCGTAGGAAATGCCACCTACGCTTATCCTGAAAATCCTTCGGGCAAAGGCGTGAGCCAGACTCTGAGCAATGTTATGCTCACAAAGGACATCCTTGCAAAATCCAGGAACGCCCTTACGGAGTCTTATGGAGTCCTTTCTAACCGCCGCAAGGCTTCTCTTACATATCGAGCAAGCCCTACCGTTGATGCCCTTGATATGGTAAAGATTCACCATCAGTTCAATTACGACGCTGTCTTGCTGACAACCAATGTAAAGTACACCTTCAATGGGTGTTTCAAAGGCACTGTCGAAGGGTACATGATGGCAGATGCTCAGGCCATGTCTCTTGACCATACCAGCGAACAGCTTGGCTGGGGCGAGTCCGTTATTTTGTCTGCCACCCTCTCCCCTGCTTCTATTGACTCTCCTAAAATCAACTGGGCAGCTTCTCCCGAAGGAATCGTCTCCCTTCACGTTCTGACGAATGCAGAAGGAAAGTCCACCTGCCAAGTCAAGTGGAATTCTCCGGGAAAGGCTGTCGTCACAGCCTCAGCGGGCGGCGTCTCCGCAGAATGCTCCTTTGCTACGGCGGCGTACAATCTGTTTGATGTTGCAGAGGGCGGCACCGTCCTTATGGATGAAGGCAGTAGCGTGGCCGAGTTCATCGTTGCAAAGCATGACTACGAAAGCGAGCTGAATGAAGCCGGGCGAACTCTTCTGGTTCGAAAACACTATGCAGCCATCATGGCTTGGAGCTCTACATGGTCTACTTACGCCAGCAGCAGCGTAAACAGCTGGCTCAACGGAGAGTATTTCAATTCGTTCAGCTCCGCCCAGAAGCAAGCTATCGATAAGACGACCATCTATTATACTCCCGGTTTTTCTGACTCTTATTGTAATTCTGGCAGCAGCAAAGTGACTACGATGGTAAAAAGCATTTTCCTGCTTTCTTACCACGAGTTTGGATACGACACGGAAGGCTCTGATGCTCCGAATTGGACAACTAGTAGCCCGAGCTATAAGCACAACGAGGGTACTCCCCTGCAAAATGCATCTGGAATCCTGAAAACGATGCTTGCCTCTGACATGGAGGGCTCCAGCAGAGGACGATCTATTTGGACGAGAACTCCTTACCTGTACTCGCTTCAGATGCTTCGTGATATTGCTGGCACAAGTTCAAGCGCCAACAAGTACTGGCGGCCTCTGTTAGTTAGCAAACTTGTAAATGCATACGCCGTGTATGATTCTACGTTACAAGTGAATACCAACGTAGAGACAATTTCCTACGCCACCAATGATGAAGCCCCTCGTAAGTACGATAATGTTGTTCACCCTGCATTTACCGTCCCAAAGTCTCTTGCTATTGATGCTGAGGGAAAACTGATTTTTTAAGAGGCGAAATATGGCAACATGGATAACCGACCGAACGCAGGCGGATATAGACCGGGTCAAAGAGCTGACCGCAAAGGCAAGAACCGGCACATGGACAGAAGAGGAGCAGCAAGAATGGGCTTCTGGCATGAAAGGTGCGCTCAGCTACACCGATTACAACCGCATTGAAAACGGAATCAAAGAACTTGCTGAAATCGTTGGCGCATCTTATTCTGCAAGGATTGTACAGCAAAACATTCAAGTTGTTACTGCGAAAAATGAAAGCGGCGACATCCCCGCGTGGGACACTTATCCCGCCAAGTTCGAGTTCTTTATGCCGCTGACGGCCAAGAAAGCGGGCCTGCTGCTCCGCTCGCTG